AGCGCCTGCGGGATGCCGTACGCGCCGCTCGACGGGTTCTTCGCGGTGTTGTTCCACCCGGACTCGCGCATCGTCAGCAGGTTCCAGGCCTGCCAGTCCGCTCCGGACGCCCAGGACGGCACGCCGAACAGCGGTGCCAGCTGCCGCGCCAGGGCCGCGTTCGCGGTCGGCCCGGCGCCGGACGGACGCGCTGCGCCCGCCGGGCCGTAGATGAGGCTGTTCGCGGCGGACCCGAGCATCTTCTTGCCCGCGCTCACCGCGTCGCTGACGATCTTCTTGGGGACCCCGAGCAACATCTTGGCGAGGTCCCCGACGGTGCCGCCCGGCACTCCGATCAGCTTGAGCAGCTCGTCGGTGAGCGAGCCCCAGTTGCCGGACAGGACGTCCCCGATGACGCCGGTGGCGCCGCCGCCGGAGGAGACGATCGCCCCGGCGGCGCCAAGGACGTCGCCGATGATTCCGCCGCCCGCGTAGCCGGGCACGCCCGCGGCCGCGAAGATCGGGGCGAGCATCTTCGAGTGCGCGGCGGACACCACGGTCTCGCCGCGGCTGACCCGCACCAGCACGTCGTCCGCCGTCGGGCCGGTGCCGTCCGTGATGCGCCCGCCCGTCGCCAGGGGCTTGATGGACGGCAGCTTGAGGCTGCTCAGCCCGATCGCCCCCATCACCTCGTTCCAGAGGTGGGCGATGCCGTTGTCGTACACGGTTTGGATCAGGAAGTTTACCGGCGTCTTGAACACGTCTTCGACCGTGTTCCAGGCGGTCTTGATCCCGGAGACCGCGCTGTCGAAGGCGTTGGGCAGCGTCTTGGTCAGGAAGTCAGAGATCTTGGCGCCGAAGTCGGTCCATATCCACTGGTAGAAGTCGTGCGCGACCTGCTTGATCAAGCCCCAGATAGTATTCCAGTGTTGATACAGTTCGATCGCGCCGAGGGCGATGATGCCGACCGGGCCGAGCAGCGGCAGCAGGTACTTGCCGAACCCGTTCCAGATGAAGTTCCAGGCATCCATAGCCCACTGCTTGATGTCACCCCATATACGCTGCCAGTGCTCGGCCAGGTAGCCGATCGCGATGGCGATCAGGCCGATGGCGGTGGGGATGGGGTCGATCGCCAGCAGGATCAGCGCGAGCACGGGCAGCAGCAGGTGCGTGCTGTTGAGCCAGCCGATCAGTCCCGTAATCAGGTGAGCCACGATCAGGATGACCGGGGTCAACGCTGCGGCCAGGGCCGTGATCGCGTCGCCGAGCCCGCGGGCCATCAGCACCGCCAGCTGGTCGATCACCGGGACCAGCGAGATCACCACCTGGAGCAGCGGCGGGAGCAGCGCCTCGACCAGCTTGGTCAGGATCGGGAGCAGCGCGAGGATCGCGTCCGTGAACACCTGGATACCGGCGTTTATAAGTGAATTGAGAATCTGGAGGAGCGGCGGGATGAACGGCGACAGCTCCTTAACCAATAGGTTGATAAACGTGGCGAGCGGCGTGACCACGGTGTAGAGCGCGTCGGCCAGCACCTGGAAGACGCCCGCGTTCTCCAAGGTGTTGAAGACGTCGCCGAGCACGCCCGCGAGCGTGGCGAAGGTCGGCGACAGCTGCCCGATCAGGGAGACCAGCGGCTGGAGGATCGAGATCAGGTCGGAGAGCACCGCTCCCGCGAGCTCGGCGAGGATCTTGCCGATCGGGATCAGCACTGGTGTCAACTGCTTGAGAAGTCCGGCGAACAGCTGGAACGCCGGGGCCAGGGAGGATGCGAAGATCTTAGCCAGCTGCCCGATCAGCGGCAGGAAGGAGAGCACCAGGTCCAGCAATGCCTTGAGAAGAACGGCGGCGGGCTTCATGACCGGGGCGAAGTCGGCGAACAGGGCGCCGAGCTGCTTGCCCGCGGTGCCGAGAATCGACTCCAGCGTGCCGAGGATGGGCTGGACAGATTTCAGCATACTGAGAAGACCGGGGAGCAGGTTCTTGAACAGCTGGCCGACCGAGTCCAGGAACGGGGCCATGAGCGGGGCCACGGCGCGGAAGGCCATGCCGAGCCCCGGCAGCACGTCCTTGGCCAGCGTGGTGATCCCCTGCAGGAACGGCTGGATCAGTGTGGACGCGCCGGCGAACAGCTGGGTCAGCGCAGGTGTCAATCCCTTGATAAGTTTGGGTAGCTGGCCGAACGCCTGCTCCAACGGCTTGACCAGTGGCTGGGCCGCCTTCTGCAAGCTGCCCTGCAGTGCGGCCAGGGCCTTCTGGGCCGGGTCGTAGAGCACGCCCTGCGTGGCCGGCTGGCCCGCCTGGTTCTTGGTGCCGATGAGCGTCTTGGCGCCGAGCGCGAGCACGCCCGCGCCCGCCCCGCCGACGCCGAGCGCTGCCAGCGGTCCGAGGAGGGCGGGCAGCGCCCCGAGCGCGGACCCGCCGATGCCGATCCCCGTGGCGGTCTTCGTGCTCAGCCCGAGGATGCCGGGCAGCGCGGCGTTCGAGAGGTTCCCGAAGAACTTGCTGCCCCCGAATGCGCCCGCGACGGACGACGCGCCACTTCTGACGTGCCCGAACGCCGAGTTGAACGACTTGAACAGCGCGGTGTCCTCGACCTGCTGCTTCGCGTTCGAGGCACGCGTGCCCGCACCGAAGAACCGGCCGCCGCCCGAGCTGCTGAACAGGCCGCTGAAGACGCGCCGCAGGATGCCCTCGTCCTGCTGGCTCTGATTCTGGCTCTGCGAGGACGTGAACCGGCCCGATGAGTCGCGCTGACGCCCGCCGGGTGAGCCCCACCCCGGAGGGACCGCGTCCTCCGGCTCCGGGACCGGCGACTGCCTCGGCGGCGCGCCGGATCCGCCCGAGATGAACCGGCCCGAAGAGTCGCGCTGGTACTGCCTCTGTGACGGCTGGGCCGGCTGCTGCGGGGGTGCGGGAGCCGGGCCGAAGTTGCCGCCGCCGGCACCCGGGGTGTTGAACATCTTGCCGAGCTGGCCCTGCTGCCCGGACTGCGCCGGGGTGGGTGAGCCGGTCACCGGGTGCGGGGAGAACAGGGCGTTGAGCGAGCCGAGGACGGAGCCCTGCGGGCTGGTGCGCAGCCGTTGCGCCGCGTCCCGGGAGATCTGCTGGTCCAGGTCCGAGAACATCTTGCGGGCCTTGGAGAACGAGGCGGAGTCGAAGACGGCCGAGACACGAACCTCGTGCTTGGCCGTCTCGAACTTCCGGACGCGCTGCTCGGCGCGGTCGAGATCCGCGTTGAACTGGTCCAGCCGCACGGTGAGGCTGGCTTCGATGGCGCCCGCGTCGAACATCAGCCTGCACCGCCTCTCTGTCTACGCGCCTCCTCCAGATCGGCGCGCATGGCGTTGAGATCCAGCACGTCGGCGCCGATGTCCACCCCGTCCCGAACGGTCGGGCCGGTGCCGTTCGGATCGTCGGCCTGGTCCGAGTGGCCGAAGTTGAACGGTATCTCTTCGTCCTGGTCCAGGTACTCCAGGTACATCCGCTGGTAGCCCCAGTCCAGCGCGTCCCACTCGGACGGGCCGATGTTCAGGTACCGGCGTACGGTGCAGAGGACTACCCGGCGGCTGCGGACCGCAGCGGAATCACCGCCGCGCTCCCAGCGCCGGTCCCGGCTTCCGGGGAAACCACCTCTTCCATGATCCACGAGAAGAAGCGGACCCGGACGCGCATGGGCAGCGCCGAGATCTCTTCGAAGGACGGCTGCCCGGAGCACAGGTCGGCGTATGCCCTGGCCACCTTGGCGTAGAGCTCCGTGAACACCGCCGGGTCGAAGTTGTCGAGCTGGTGCAGGAACGCGGCCGGGTCGGTGAAGTCCTGCACCTCGTTGCCGGAGCCCACCATCTTCCCGGCGTCGCTCATCGACTCGCGCAGCGCGCCGAGCAACGTGGCGATCTGCTCGTCGGTGGGCTCCTGGATCTCGCCCTTTGCCCGCTTGTGCGGATATCCCTTGATCGTGGTGAAGTCGTAGGCGAGTGGCTCGACTACGGACCCTGCGTCGAATTTCGGCATGTGCGTCCCTTACGGCTGGACGGGGATCAGCTGGTACGCCCGGACGGCGAAGGTCGCGGTAGGGGCGGTGAAGTCGATCACCACAGTACCCTGCGCGGCGGATGTCAGCGCGGTCGTGTTGGTGGCGCCCGAGTACGTCACGTTCGTCGGGGCCTGCTGGTTGTACGTGGCCGGGGACCACGGGCCGAGCCAGCCGGAGGAGTTGACCGCGATCGTGCCAGCGACCGTGGTGGCCGGGAGCACCTGCCCGGTGTTGCCGACCAAGTCGCCGACGAGCACCTGCCAGGGCACCGCCGCCGTGGCCCCGTTCACGTACCAGAGGACCACCTGGCCGTTGTTCGGGATCATCACGCCGAGCGTGCTCGCGGCCGACCAGGCGGTGAAGGTGCCGCCGGGTGACCCGGTGTCGAATCCGTTCCCGGACGCGGGGAACACGGAGAACCCCGTCCCGGCCGGGTACGAGTTCATGGGGATGGGCTGCAGCAGGGACCGGGGTCCAGTGGCCATATCTCACACTCCCGCGATCATCACGTAGTTGCAGGTGTACTCGAAGCGGCGGTCCGCCGGGTCGAGGGGGAGCGGAGCCGGGCGGCCCGCCATCCGGTGCACGTTCTGGATCTTAACGCCGTCGACGACCACGGGGAATGAAGCCGTCCGGATCATCGAGTCGAGCAGGTCGGCGGCCTCTTCGGCCTTCAGCGGGTCGTTGGCGGGGCCGCGGACCCGCGCCTGGAAGCTCCAGGCGTCGGTGGCGGGCTCCTCGGTGGTGTACCCCGGGCCGCCGGTGCCGGTGATGTGCACGATCTGGTCCGGCTCCTGGGTGATCTCCGGGCCGGGGCGCAGCGGATACCCGCTCTCCTGCGTCACGTCCCACCCGAGGGACGTGATCCAGTCCATGACGACCTGCGTCTGCGCGGTCACAGCCGTCCCCGCTTCGTGTGCGGCTCGTTGCGGCCGGGGATGCGCATGACCTTGCCGTGCCGCATGAAGTAGACCGTGAGCCCGGCTGCCAGCCGCTCGCGCAGCACGGCCCGGCTCTTGGCCTTGAGCTCCTCGTCGGTGAGCCGATGCACCTTCGGCTCCCGGTCGTAGACCGTGCGCTCGCCGAGCTCGACCTTGGGGTGCCCGGACTTCATCAGGTCGCCCCACTCGCGCGGCGCGGCCAGCTCGACCTGGTCGGACAGGTCCTCCATGGACTGCTTCAGCGCCTCGTGGCCGCCGTTGCGCAGCACGGTGCGCGCGTACGCGGCCAGGTACTCGCGGTAGTGCTCCATGAACGGGCGTTCGAGGAACTTCGCGTGCCCGCCGCGGGGGTGGTGGAGTTCGAGGTGCTCGTGCTGGAAGTGCGCGTACACCTGGTCCACCGTGACACTGGCGCGGACGGTGCCCTCGCGGCTGCCGGTCATCTCCCGCAGCTGGTCGAGCCGGGCCTTAAAGTCTCCGGTCACTGGTACCAGGAGCTCCCCTCGCCGGACAGGTCGGCGTACCCGGGGCGCCACATGTCCGAGGGCACGTCGGCCTGGAGCGCGCCCGTCATCGGGTTGATCGTGGTGTTCGAGTCGTCCGGCGTGAAGATGTTGGGGATGTTGTTGATGATGACGCCGACCTCCTGGCCGACGTCTCCGGGGATCTGCACGTCGAGGCGCAGCTTGCCGTCGCGCACGTTGTTGAGGATCTGCTGCGCGTCGTTGTACCGCAGGCGTACCGGGTCGTCCGGGGCCAGGGCCTTGGACTTGCGGTAGGTGACCGTGGCCCAGAAGGCGGCCAGATCCAGGGTGAGGTCGTGGAAGATGTCCGGCGGCGTGGCCTGCGGGGAGGAGCCGTCGTAGACGTTGCCCGCATACACGCTGACCCTGTTGGACGCGGCCGTGAGCGCCAGCGTGAGCTGGGCGTCGGTGAGCTGCGACGCGGTGCCGGTCCCGGAGTCGGTCCCGTCCATCGTCAGCCGCAGGTCGTCGATCGTCGCGTACAGGGTCGCCATGTCAGGTCACACCGATGTCGAAGTGGAAGTGCCCGGCGTTCAGGGCGAGCTGGCCGCCGCCGAGCGCGTGGACGATGATCCCGAGAATGATCAGGATGATGATCCCGACCAGAACCCAGATGCACCACCACACGACGGCGGGAACCGCGACGCTTTCCAGCGTGCGCGGCGCCATCAGTTGCTCACCGCCACCGCCAGGCCAGCCGCCGAGCTGGTGCCGGACCAGCACCCGGTGCCCCCCGCCAAGGAGCGCGAGGCGCTGCCGACCGGAAGCTGCTGGAGGATGTTGTTCGGCGAGCCCTGCGCGGTGATCTGATTCCCGGCCATGTACACCGGCGGGTACGCGTACGGTTCGTACGCGGTGGCCCACGTCCAGGTGCCGGCGACGGAGTAGGTGACGGAGATCGAGTACCCCGGGGGCAGCAGAAACGTGCCGTTGGTCGTGCCGATCTGGGCCTGGTTGCCCGACTGGTCGTAGCTGTACACGAACGTGGCCGTGAACCCGGACAGGGTGACGTACACGTACTGTCCGGTGGTGTTGGCGGCCTTGACGGTGCTCGCCGGTACTGCCGGGGCCGGAACGGACATGTTCAGCTCCTTATGTGCTAGCTCGTAGCTACGGCCGTGAGATCGGTGTACGTGATCTGGTTGAACGGGCAGATCGCGTCGAGGGTCAGCGGGTACAGCCGCTGCTGCGCGGCGCGCCGGTACGCGGTCTGCACCTGGCCCGCCGAGATGACGGTGGGGATGTAGACGACGCGGGCGTAGCCGTACAGGTTCTTGCCGACGACGGCCACGGCCACGGCGCTCAGGTTGGTGGACAGCGTGAGCACCGACTTGCCGGGCTGGCCCGCGCCGGGCGGGGTGACCGCGATGGTGCCGCCGTTGCCGTACGCCAGGGAGACGTTGGCCAGCGTCTCCTCGGACATCGAGGTGGTGATCTCCATCTTGGCCGTGGTGACGGCCACGCCGACCGGCGTCGGCTGCTCCTCGATCGAGATGTCCTGCGTGGTCGGGTTGAACGTCACCGTGACACCGGCCTCGGTGGATCCGACGTACGCCCAGCCCAGGCCGGTCCACGCGGTACCCACGCCGAGGTTTGCATCGGAGGGCACCGCGGTGCCTGTCGCCGCGGTGAACAGGATGCCGGTGCCGTACACCACGTTGGTCGTGGTGTAGTTCGGCGGCGAGTATGTCAACGAAGGCATTTAGGTCTCCCTCCTTACTTCGCACAGATTGCTTCGGCTACCACGTGACCGAGACCATTCGGCGCGTTAGCGTCCCATGATCCCGGATTGCTCGCGGATTCCTCCCCCGTGAGCTGCTGCGGATACGACTCCACAGTCTGCGTTCCTGAGGCGATGTATCCACCTCCACCTAATACGAAGGGGTGGTCAGACGGGCAGGTGGCCTGAGCGAAGGTGCCCCCAGAGTCACCCTGGACGATTGTTACGTCCAGGCCATTCGGACCAGCAGTGGTGCTCTGTGACCAGGTGAGCGATGTCTCATCGGTGGAGCATGCTCCACCACTCCCTGTATCCACGATGAACAATTCGCCCTGGCCCGGGTCCGTCGTCTTGTAGCAGGCATGAATCACTCCTGAAGAATCAGGCACAGATGCTACTGCGTACGCACCGAACATCCCGGCTCCGATAGCACCGACCGCAAGGACCATCGCTATCAGTGTCGTTCGCCACTTCAACACGTTAGCCCTCCTGGTCCTGGGTGATGGTCACGCCCGCGTCGGCCGCGCCCACCATGAGCGAGGCGGCGATGTTCGCGGGCACCTCGGTGAACTCGGTCCCGACGACGTGTCCGGCGAAGTGCAGTGCCGCGTGCGGGGGCTCAACCTTCAGCCGTACCGTGGGCCCGGAGAACGGCGCCGCAGGGCGCTTTGCCTCGGCCAGCTGCTTCTCCAGCTCGGCGATCCGTTCGTCGCGGGGGTCCGGAGCCACGTCCTTCTGTCCGGATCCGTCGTCCGGCTCTTGGGTCTTTGCTGTCGCCATGTCCGCTCCCCTCAGTTGCTCAGTCCGGAGTGGCCGACGTCGTCGACCGTTGTCGAAGCAATCTGCACGAGGTTGCCCGCGCCGATCGCCGTGTAGACCGCGCCCGTCGGGTCGAGCAGCAGTTCCATGCCCTTCAACCACGCGCCGCCGCCGTTGCTGCCGTACATTCCGGCGCCCTGTGCATTGCTTCCAGTGCCGAAGTTCGCCGGGGCACCCACACCTGGCGTGGTGGCCCTCGTGCCCGCGGTGGTGTCGTCGCCGGTGAACGTGCCAGCTGGCAGTGTCACGTTCGCCGTCAATCGGTACCGGTTGATCGCCATCAGAACCCCCAGCCCGGCGCGGCGGGGACCGCCTCGCCCACGCCCGCGCCGGAGTAGGCGGAGGTGAGCACGACGTCGCCGAAGCTCTTGGCCGTGGCGTGGGCGTTCGCGAAGCCGCTGCCGGCGATCACGATGGATGTGGCGGTCGAGCCGGAGCCGACGGTCACGGTCTCGGACAAGGATCCGTCTGAGAAATACAGCTGCTCGCCGGACGTGAACGCCGCGCCTCCGGCCGCGATCGGCAGCGCCGTGGCACCCGCGGCCACCGTGCCGTTGCTGACCGGAAGCACCCACGTCCAGGTGCCGGCGACGGAGTAGGTGACGGAGATGGCGGCGCCGGCGGGCACGGCGTAGGCCGCGTTCGTCGTGCCGACCTGCACGCCGTTGACGTAGACGAACGTGGCCGTGAACCCGGACAGGGTGACGATGACGATCGAGCCCTTGGTGTTGGCCACCAGGTTCGTGGTGGCCGTGCCGCTGGCCGGGACGCCGGGAGCCGAGCCGACCGTCACGAGGCCGGCCGTGTACTGCCACTCGCAGCCGCCGCACCGGTAGTGCGTGCCGTCGATGTTGAGCAGGCCGCGCCGCGCCTTGCACCGCGGGCAGGTGACCGCGGACGCCAGGGGCTCGCTCGGGATCCCGGACGACGCCACGGCCTAGCTCACCCCGGCCTTGGCCGCCGTGCGCGCACGCCGGGGCGGGAGGTCCACCGCGTCCTGCCCGGTCGGGGCCTGCTCGCTGTCCGGCTGCGGCTCGGCCAGCTCCGGGATGCGGACCTGGACGTCGCTCGACCCGGCCGGGTCGGGGCGGGCGTCCGCAGGCGGCCCGAACTGGCGGTTCGAGACGGTCCTGGGCAGCAGCTGCGGCATCGGCTCGCCGCGCTCCTCGATCTTGCGGATGCGCGGCGGCCCGAACTTCGGGTTCAGCAGGTTCACCACCCGCGCCTCCTCCGCCTCGAACGTCTCGCCCCGGGGGATGAGGTCGGTCTGCTTCTCGACGTCGCCCTTGCGGGGCAGCGAGATGTTCATCAGGGCCTGCCAGCGGGGCATTACTGATTCGCCTCCACCCAAAATGTGAAAGTAGGGTCAGGTGACGTCTCGTATGCGAACGCCTCCAGATTGCCACGGATGTACCTGTACGACCCCGTGGCGCTGTACGGGCCGTACTGAGAGGAGTCCACCGGTTCGATGGCTCCCGAGTCCCAGATCTCGTACCAAGTGGACCCGTCCGTAGATCCTTCCAGCCGGAACTGAAGCTCCGAGGGACGCGGGCCACCACCGAGGGTTCCGACGATGGAGAAACTGGTGTACGTCGCTCCAAGGTCGAGACTGCTCCCGACACCTCTGGTCTCGACCGCTTCCAGCAACGTGCAGAACTGGTAGTTCGGTGGGAAGTCCCAGGTGTACAGAAGATTCGTCATCCTCAGTCCCTACACGCCAGAGAGAAGACAGACCGCGTACGGCTGGTCGAGGCCGATGGCGCTGGCCCGCTGGGTGTCTGAGCGCCAGGTCTTGCGCGGCTCGTCGCGGTAGAGCGGGCCGGCCAGGAACGGCAGCTCGTCGGCGTAGAACCCGGCGCGGTGGCGCTGCATGACGATCGCGTTGCCCGCCGGGACCTGCCGGGAGACCAGCACGTCCAGGTTGAAGATCTTCTGCGGGAGCACGCCGGTGTAGAGCAGGTTCTCGGACGCGATGTCGCCGATGTAGGGGGCGGCGAAGGTCGAGGACTGCAGCAGCGTGTTCTTCGTCGCGTGGTTGATGATCAGCGTGTCGGCCTCGAAGCCGAGCCACTGCGTGATCCCCGACGGCGAGACGACGTTCGCGTTCTCGACCAGGTAGCAGGCCTGGGCGATGTCCGCGCGGATGGTCGCCGCGGCGGACGACCAGGCGTTGGAGACGGCCAGGGTCTGGATCGAGGCGTTGGCCACCACGGCGGAGTAGAACGCGGTGTTCCAGGAGTACACCATGGTGTTCTTGACCTGGAGCAGCTGGCGGGTGACCGGGTCGATGGTCTGGCGACGGCGCATCTCGTCCGACACCATGATCGCCATGGCGCGCTCGTGAGTGAACACGACGCGCGGGATGCCGATGGACGTCGGCACGACCGGCACCTCGCCGAACTCGGCCCGGACCTCGGGGTAGTCGTCCGCGTACAGCGGGGTGGACTCCGAGTAGCGGACGGCGCCGGACGGCGCGGCGCCTCCGTTGCGCAGCACCGAGTCCACGATGAACTCGTTCTGCGTGATGTCCAGGATCAGCGCGGGGATGACCAGCGGATCCTTGAGCAGCTCGTTGACTGTGATCCGCGGAGCGTCGGAATATCCGCGAGCGCCAGCAGGCATGTTGTGTCACTCCCCTCTTAGAAGATCCGGGCCCGGCCCAGGAAGTAGGTCGAACCGCCGATCAGCGTGTTCGCGACGAGGTTGCCGGACACCACACCGCCGGGGTGCGTGCACCGGCCGACGATGACGTCGTACGTGGTAGTGCCCGCCGTGTACGCGATGGCTGTACCGGCGGTCGTGCCGCTGATCGTGAGCAACTGGCCCTCGGAAGCGATGCTCTGGTACCAGACCCAGATGTCGACCCCGCCGTAGTAGATGCTGGTGTAGTCGTCCAGGACGCTGATGTCGATCGCGGGCTGGCCGTACGTGTTGGCCGCGCCGGTCTGCACCGAGATGACGTTCGCGTCCTTACCCGCCACGCCCAGGCAATACTTGGCGTTGGCGGCCGAGACCGGCGACACGGTCAGGTCACTGGCCGATCCAGGAGTCGTCGGGGCGACGAACATTCCGCCGATCACCAGGGTGGAGACCTGCTTGTTGACCGGTCCTTGCTTGTAGTGCGGAAGAACCGCGCTCATCGGCTCCGCCTCCTCCTCAGTTTCCGTTGCTGACGGCGAAAGCCTCGCCGGACGTCTCGTGCGTGGTTGCCGCCGACACGGCTCGCAGGTTGCCTGCGCCGAGCGCGGTGACTTCGGCTGCGGTCAGGTCCAGCACCTCGCCCGCGTGCACGGTGCGCGGAGGCTGGTTGTATCCGGACCCGGACACCGTCGTCGCCTTGGTGACGACGTAGCGCGCCACGGTCTACCGCCCGAACATCTGGGCGCGGGCACGGCCGACGACGTCGTCGCGCGCCTGGGCCGCGGCGCCCTGCGTGTCGGGCTCGTCCAGGGCCGATCCGAGCTCGACGGACATGTCCACCATCTTGGCGGCCTTGGCGAACTCGGTGAGCACTTTGCGCATGATCTGCCCGGCGTCCACCGACTTGCCGTTGGACAGGTCGACGGTGTGGCCGGTGCCCTCCAGCAGCGGCCGGGCCAGCTCGACCAGGAACGGCGGGACGCCCGCGTCGCGCACCAGGCGCGCCCGCTCGGCCTCGTACCGCTGCTGGTCCAGCTCGGCGGTGATCACCGAGAGCTGGCGCTCGTTCTCCTCGGCGCGGACGTTGGCCATCTCGATCGCCATCGCCGCCTCGTTGGACAGCCCCGGCGCCGCCGCGGCCGCCTCCGCCTGGAACTCGGCCTCCAGCGCGGCCAGCTCGGCGTCGGACATCTCCCCGACGAGCTGCGCCAGCTGCTCGTCGGTCAGCTCACCGCCCTCGCCCGCGCCCGCGCCCTCGCCGGTCAGCGCCTTCAGGTCGGTGTCCGCGAGCGCCGTGAGCGCCTCGATCTTGTCCTCGGGGATCTGGAGCAGCTTCGCGAGCCGCCCGCGCTCCTCCGTGGTGAACTGGTCGGCCACTGCCGCCTCCTCGCCTGCGAAAACAGATGTCGAAAGATCCAGCACCGAGGTGGCGTCGTTGGACGCCTCGACGGCCTGCCAGCCGCCCAGCCCCGGGATGCGCGGGTCGAGAGTACCAAGCACGTGCTGCACGGCGGCGGGGAAGAACTTCCCGTCGCTGCGCGCGTAGTCCTCGACGATCCGCGCGGACACCCCGAGGTTGGGGTTCTCCTTCAAGACCTTGCCGCCGCGCTCGGTGGCGGAGAGCTTGATGTACAGCCCGTCGGGCTCCAGGTCGAAATCGGTGATCTCGCCGCCGAACCGCTCGACGTCGTTGGTGTGGGAGTTGTCCCCGCCGGCGAGCTGGAACGGGACCTGGTCATAGGCGCGGTCCTTGAACGCCTGGGCCAACCCTGCCAGGTAGTCCTTCGTGAAGTGCAGCATCCGGCCCTTGTACTCGACGTCGCCGACGGGCAGCACGCGCTTGCGCCACACGCCGCCGGACAGCTCGACCGCGCGGGCCGCCGTGAACGGGGTCAGGACGGCCGTGGTCACGAGCCGGCCTTCTTGAAGCTGCCCGCGCTCATGCTCTGCGCGCGCTTGGCGAAGGCGAGCGCGCGCTCGGCCGGGAACCCGCGGACCCGGAGCTTGGCGTAGATCGCCTTCCCCTTCGGAGTGAGGCCGTCCGTGTCGTCCGATCCGGCCTCGGTGGTCCGCGGCCCGTCGGAAGCCGACGTCATCGGGGTGGCCAGGGCCCGGATCGCGGGAACGCCGTACTTCTCCATGAGCGGGGTCTGCGTCGGCTCCTGGGCGTACGGGACCCCGGCGCGCTCCTGCGTGGTCGAGCCCTTGTTCCAGGTGCCGAGCAGCTCCATGAGCGCGGCCCGCTGGTGCGTGTGCCCGGGAAGCGGCTGGCCGCCGGAGGGGGTGGCGGACCAGGACCCGTCCTCGCCGCGCTTGATCGTTCCGATGTCCACGCCGCCGCGGCGGTGGCGGACCTGCGCGCTGCCGTCGGCGCCGCGCCCGATCACGATGTCCCAGGGGCTCGCCACCGGGAGTTTGTGCGCCAGGGATACGGCGACTCCGGATGCCACGGCACGGGTGCCCTCTCCGCCGTTCGCGGATGCGGCCTGGTTGCTGTGCTCGCTGTGCCGGCCCATCGCGGAGAGCTTCTTCATGCCCTTGCCCCCGTACTTTTTCCGGCCGATGTACGCGGCCAGTGCGCCGGGGTTACTCGCTCCTCGCGCGGCGAGGGCTCCCTTCAACTTCTCGAAGTTCGCTCCCGATCCGGGCGGGGCCTTGGCGAACGTCGCCATGCGGCCTACCTCCTGTGCGCATACGCGCAGAGATCTTTTGTGGGCATGATACCGCCCAAACGACACAACAGCATCCGCGGCTTTCGAATCGAATGAACGGAAGGTACTTCGGAGCCTAATCGACCGTCTATCCGTAGAGCGGGGACGTTCCAGACGACAATTCGATCGCCTGGCTGGATATGGTCTTAACGGACAGATCAGACTTTTTCTCTAGTCCTTTGAGCAGCTCGGCCTCTCGTGGGTAGTTGTCCGAGAGGTGCTCGGCGAGCTTGCTCGCGTGCTCACGGGCGCCGCGCATGTGCTTCTCAGCGTGGTCGGCATCGAACTTCCACGCCGCCTCGTCGGTTCCGGTGAGCATCGCGATGGAGTGGCGCCGGGCGTGGGCCCCGTCGTACTTGATCGTCTGGAGTAGGTGAGCGAAGGACGCCGCCTTGGCCTCCGGATTGACCGACTGCGCCATCTCCACGGAACCGCCGCCGAGCGGGTACCGCGTCACGTCGCTGCCGCGGTGGACCGACAGATGCGTGAATGTCACCGGGGTCGGCGGCACGGGGTTCGGGAGCGGCTCGCCCGGATCCAGCATCGCCAGGGTGACGTGGGGCTTCCAGTCCTTGTGCTGGCTCGCGGAGAGGTCCTCCAGCGCGCCGCGGATGCGCTCCACTCCCGGCAGCACGACCCCGGCCCACGCGGGCGTCATGCCCTTGTCGCCCGGAGGGAACGAGCCCACGCCGCCGACCGTGCCGGACAAGGGCCCCGGCATCGCCGACGCCGCTTCCTTCGCTCGGCGACACGCCTCGGCGTACGCCTCGTCGTCCACGTCCGGTCCGAGGTAGACCACCGTGATGTGGTGGTCGTCCACGCCGTCCGGAACGGGCGGAATCGTTCCCGGCGGTATATCCAGGGAGATCATGCCGGACCGCTTGTTCAGGCTGTACCCGGCCAGGTCCATGACCCGGTTCAGCGACTTCCACTCGGCTGCCTCGGCCGGGTAGTGCGCGAGCATGTTGTCCTTGAGCAGCTCGGCGTGGTGCATGGCGTGCTGCAGGTGGCTGTCGAAGTGCAGGTTGTGGCGCCGTCGGAGGCCTGTGTCCTTCCCGGCCGCGCGCATGGCGCGCATGTGGTCCTCGGCGTACGCTAGTTCGCTGTCGATGCCGCTCACCTGCTGCGCGGTGAACATCGGCGCCGCAGCACGGTCGGACGGGACCGGTGGTAGTTCGCTCCCGGTGTTCTTCGAACTTGTGGTCGCCTGGCTGCTGATGCTCACAGCGCTCCCGCCTGCTTGGTCAGGGCGGCTGCCTGCGCCAGCGTGCTCTTGATCTCCTGCTTGAGCCATCCGGCCTGTTGGCTCGTGGACATCCCCGATGTCTTGGCCTTGAAGTTTGCGCTCGCGATGCTCGCCGGCGTCTTCTTCGCCACCGTCTTCTTCGCCGGGGTGGAGGACGCCGTCTTGCCCGTCGTGCCCGCCTTGGTCGCCGCGGCCGTCGCGGCGGCCGTCTTCTTGGCCGTGGACGTCTTGGCCTTCTGGAGGGCGACGAGCAGCTTCGCGTACTCGGCGGCCATCGCGCGGTCCTGTGCGGCCTGGGCCAGGAGCCGCGCCTTTTGCGCGGCCTTCTGTTTGGCCGTCGCGGCGCTGTTGGCGGACTTCGAGGACGACGACCCGCCGGATCCGAACTGGCCAGCTCCGGTCTGTCCCAGCGGGATGCGCGGGTCCTGGGCGGCGCCCGCCGCGGTGCCCGTCAGTTCGATCAGCCGGTCGATGTCGGACCACGTGGTCGAGTGCTCGTGCCCGTGCTTGGCGGCCTCCTCGGCCAGGGCTCCGGTGGCCGCGGACCGGACTTCGGGGTGCTTGGACTTGGCCCGCCAGCGGCGCAGAGCACCCCAGGCGACGGCGGACGCCTTGCCCTTGTCCATGCCGCGCTTCTCCATCAGCGCCTTAACGATCTGTTCGAAGTAGTCCGAGTGCTTCTGGCCCTTCACGCCGTACAGTCCGGGGCCGCCTGGGCGTCCGTACGGGGCGGGCGTGATGGCCAGCTTCCCGGTCTCGGCGGACAGCTCGATAAGCCGGTCGATGTCGGACCAGGACAGCACGGCCGCCGGCTCCGGGTGTCCCGGAAGTTGCTTCTCCGGGCGGCTCGGCGCCTTCGGACCGCCGGCCATCGCGCGGTCGATGCCGGTGTTCTGCGGCGGGGCCGGAACCATGGCGGCCTTGGCCGTCTTGGGTGCTCCGGGGCCGTTGCCCGCCGGCCCCGGCAGGTCCAGCGGGTTCATGGACCTTCCCATCGGCAGGTTGCCTGGCTGCGTGAAGGTGGCCGGTGTGGCGCGGACCGACTCGTTGTGTCGCTCGCCGTCCTCGATGTCTCCGACGAGCAGGTGGTGTCGGTTGATCAGGTCCATGTTGGCCTTGGCCTTGGAGTGTCCGTCGTCGTCGAGCACGCCGTGCCGCATCAGCGACATGGGGGTCATCGTGTGCATCGCGGCCTGGAGGTGGCGCTTCGCGCCCGCGTGGTTGCCGGACTCCAGCGCGCGCGCGGCGTCGCGCAGGTGGTGCGGCGCGGCCATGCCGGGCATCTCGTCGTCGATCTTCCCGGCCAGGGCCCGCATGCCGCTGGCCGTGCGCGCCTTGAGCTGTGAGAGCGGTACCGGTGTCTTGCGCGCAAGCGTCATGATCCACTCCCTAGGCCGGTTCGAGCATGCCGTTGCGGATGAAGCCGTGCCAGCCGGTCGGCGTGCTGTGCCAGATGGACGGTGTCACGTCGATCATCGGCGGTGTTCCGGTCACTGTCCAGAACCCGCCGCCGCTGGCTGCCTGGCTGGTGATCCATTCGCCGCCGTCCGGCAGCTGGACGCGCCAGGACTCGACGTGCTGCGGGTGCCGGGTGGACATGTACTGGTCGGCCCACGGAAGTCGGCACATCGTGCCGGGAGGGATGTTGCTTAGGTCTCCCCACAGTACGAACTCGACGCCGTCCGGCCTCCGGTACAGGGCGTTGTCGTTGCGCTGCCACTGGTCGGCATCCTCGAACTCGTATCCGCAGTGCGCGCAATGCGTCGGCCAGTGCGAGTCTTCGCGCGGCCAGTTGTCTCCGTGGACGAGCTCGGATTCGGACTCCGGGAACTTGCCGATCACCTTGAAGGCGTCGTGCCCGGCCGCCCAGTCCGTCGTCGAGCGCGCGGCGCATATCTTACCGTCTCGGCCGCTGCCCCAGGTGAACCGGCGCAGATTTCTCTCGTATTCGCCGGTGAGTTCGGCGATGACCAGCGGGATTCCCACGGTGAGCTCCTTCATCATGCGAACGGCAGTAGCGCTGCACCGGGGTATGGACTCACCGGTGTGCAGCGGCACCGGGCGTGGACGGTGCCGGGGAACCCGATCCTCGGCATGGCGTCGACGCGGAAGTTCTTGCCGTCCGCGGCCCGGCAGTCTGGGGTGGTGCGGTCGTCGTCGTGCGCGTGCCAGCCGAGCAGCAGCCCGTACTGCATCGCAGCCATGTCCACCGCCATCGCGGCCCTGGACCTAGACCACATCGCATCCCGGTGCAGGCCGTAGTAGCGACGCTCGCGCGCCACGCCGTCGAGCAGCGCCCGGGCGATGCTGCGGTTCTGTGAGAGTGCCTGCTTGACGTCTGAGGTCAGGCGTCGTGCGATCGACAGGAACATCTGCCCGCGTCGAATCCGGTTGAGCCGGTCGACCTGCGCCGTGGCCGGGCCTGCGATCCCGGTCACCTCCGGTGGCATGGACATGGCCACCTCGACCGCGGCGTGCAGGGCCAACCGACTGATGCCGGCCTGTATGTACAGCCTGGCCAACAGCGCCACGACCGCGGGCACGGTGACCGCCGCTCCGAGCGCCACGGCCGCCGCCGCTGCCAAGTCGGTGTCGCTCGGGCCGCCCGACTGCGCGGCGGGCTGCGGTTGCGGCTGCTCCTGTTGCAGAATCTGCTGCTGCAGCGCCGGGTTGCCGTTCAGCATCTGGACGGCCGCGGGGATGCTGGCCGCGATGCCGAGCGCGACGAGGATCTCCGCAGCCTCGTTCAGACCGCTCTGCTGCTGCGTGTCGGTGGTCATGCCGGCGGCCTAGGGGGTGCCTGGCCGCCTGCGCCGAGGCGGGACGGCTCGGGCGGCGGGACGGGTGCTGCTGCGCGCAGTCCCTCGGGAACGCCGCCCTGCCTCTGGGCGGCGTGCTGCGTCAGGCGCTGCGCCGCGCCGACCAGACCCTGCGCCGCGCCGAGGCCGGCTGCGGCCGACGGGGGCATCCCGGGCGGGGGCTGCGCGGCCAGCTGCTCGGAGCGCTGCTGCACGGTGGACACCAGCGCCTGGTGCACCTGGTCGACGTCGAGCTGGAGGATCGAGGCCATCCGCTCGGTGATCAGGTCGAGTACCGAGATAGGGATGTGCAGCGCGGGCGCCGAAGCCAGCTGGCCGAACAGGGTGATCAGGGCCTGGAGCTGCTCGTCCTGGAGCGGGCCGAACCGCCAGGTGGGGAACGACGCGCCGGGGCCGTAGTTGAGCAGCACCAGCGGGCGGATGACGTCGTAGGTCAGCGATTCGGCGATCTCCTTAGCCACGGCCTGCCGTGACTTGAGGTAGAACGCGCTCTGGTCCTGAGACAGCGAGTATGCGCCCCTGCCCGCCGTGGCCCCGCCGACCAGGCCCATGAACCCGGCCAGCACGGACTGGGTCTGCCAGCCCTCCAGGAACATCATGGCCTCGGAGAAGAACTGGCCGACGTCGGAGGACTGCGGGATCGTGTCGAAGGCCTTCTTGCCGTCCGGCGGCTGCGTCAGGCCCACCACGCCCGCGCCCTTGAGCTGGGAGATGTCGGTGGCCCGCGCGTTGGCCTCGGGCTGGTCGACCCCGTAGACGATGATGCGCTGCATCGCCTGGTTCTCCAGGAAGTAGTACCAGAGGAACAGCAGCTTCATCTTGGTCTGATACACCCAGTACGACACGTCCATCTCGGACACGCCGGTCAGCGGCTCGCGGTGCTTGCCGTTGGTGTGGATGTACGACCGGACCTTGGGGATGTCGACGTATCCGGGGACCTTCTGCTCCTTGGTGAGCATCAGGTTCCCGCCGAACAGCCACACCTGCTGCCGGAAGCCGTTCGGCACCGCGGTGCGCGAGTCGTACCGGGCCTGGCAGGTCGCCGGAGGCCGGAAAGCGATCTTGTCGTAGATGACCGCTCCGTCCGTCTGGCGCACCTTCCACACCTTCTCGAAGAACGCGCGCCGGTACACCTGGGCGGAAGTGACCTGGCCGACGAGCTCGTGCAGCGGCGTGCACATGCCACCCTCGGTGTCCGGGGTCATCAGGACGCTGCGTGCGAAGTCCGTCTCCCCGGAGTCGCCCTTGGCGGGCTCGATCGAGAACTCGGCCTCGCGGATCGGCAGCGTGAGCACCGACTCGACGGCCGAGCAGATGCCGTCCCGGCGGAACATCGCCTTCATATCACGGGCAGTATATTCACCATAGTCGAACACATCGCCCTCACCGTACCAGGCGAACAGGCGCTGGCCGAGGTCGAACTGCGTTCCCATCTCCTTGCCGAGCAGTTCGCGCTTGCTCGATGGCTTGACGTCCGGGAACGTGTATATCTTCGCCGACGTGCCGTCCGACTGCGGCGGCGGAACCGCGTTGAACCCGCTGTTCTGTCCCTTGGCCACGGCTCCTCCGCTGGTGATCGTTGGTTGAAGGGTACCGCCGAGTGGCTAGAACGGCGACGAGGCGGACGACCACGAGTGCACGTTGCCGTGCGCCCCGTGCTCAGGTACGTCTTCCGCATCCTGCGGACCCCATCCGTCAAGATCTCCGAACGGCTGCGCCATGGCGGCCTCGTGCGCCATCCGCTGCCGGAGCCCGCGGGGCACCGAGACGCGGCCGCCGTCGGGATCCGGCGCCTCGATCGGGTCGCCGCCGCGGCCGCGCTCCAGCGGTACCGCAGACGCCAGCTCTCCGCCGTCCCGGCTCCACTTCGCCACGAGTGCGCGCTGCACGGGTCCGAAGGTCATCTGGAGGAACGGATGGCAGGCCCACACGAGCGAGTCGAGCCGGTCGGGAGACCGCTCGTCCTTGGCGCCGGTGAAGGTCGCCATCTGGTCCTCAAGATCCACAAAAGGACCGCCCGCGTGCTGCACCACGCCCCGCTCGTACAGACCGGACACCGGTTCGGCGCGGGTACGCTTGGACTCGCCCGCGTGGATCTTCTCCACCTTAACGCGCTTGGTGATCTCGCCCTTGGCCAGCATGTCCCGCTGGATCTGCTCGATCAGGTCCATCATCCACTGGCCGCCGTGGTTCTTCTCCACGGTGACCGTGGCGTCCAGCTCCGCAGCACGCTTGAGGAACCGCCGGGCGAACGGCGCCGGAGCCTCCTGGCCGCCCCACGACTCGATGACGTAGATCTGGTCGCGGAACGGCCCGAGCCCGGCGACGGTGTACGCCTGCTCGTCGGACTCCTCGGTGCCGTCGGACGGGTCCACGCCCATGCGCACCGACGTCAGGTAGTCCGGGCCGCCTTCTGCGCCGACGGCCGGGCACTGGCAGTTGTCGATCGTCTCCCGGGACCACAGCGAGTTGGCGACGTCGTCCAGCAGGTCGCCTTCGAGCTCCTGGCGCTCCAGCCGGGTTCCCTTGGCCGCGCCGACGACCGTGCGCACGAAGGACTCGGCCAGGTTGGCGATGTTGTCGATGGTGCGCAGCCGGCGCAGGATCACGGGGCCGTCCGCGAACTCGTCGTCCCCGCGTGCCGCCTTGATCAGGCGGCGCACCAGCGCACGCGCGGGCCGCGACGCCTTCGGCGTCCCGGTGAGGATGATCTGGGCGCGTCCCTTGCGGACCGCGTACCGGATCGACTCCTCCCAGGCCAGCTTCCAGCGCTTCCACAGGCCGATCTCGTCGCCCCAGACCGCGCGCAGGTTCTTGCCCTGCACCCGCAGGGCGCCGTCGTCGGCCGAGTCCACGTAGATCACATGGCCGCTGCGCAGGCCGATCTCGCCGTAGCTGCGGTAGGCGTACTCGACCGTGCGCGACTGCCCGTTCTTGACCTCGCCGGCCGTGGTGCCGAGCGCCTTGAGGATCCCGGACTCGCCCTCGACGCACACCGTCCACGCGTCCCGGTAGGTCGGAGCGATGATTCCATACTCCCCCGGCGGATCGAAGTCGTGGTCCGCCTCGATGATCTCCGCGAGGCCGGACGATCCGGCCCGGGTCTTGCCGCTGTTGTGGTGCCAGATTCCCTCGGCCAGGTAGTGCTCTGCGCCAGGTACCGTCAGGTCGTAGAAAACCCCTCTTCCGACTGGTCGCACCACCACAATCCGCGACCACGCTGTAGAATCAGCATATGCCGCGCAAAGGTCAACGGATGTCGGATGAGCACCGAGCGAAGATCTCGGCTGCACATCTGGGACGGAAGAAGAGTCCTGAATCCATCGCTCGTCGAACGGAGACCAGACGGATTCCGGTGGATGAAGATCTGCTTCGCGAACTAGCTGGTCAGCAGATGAGTACGCGAGAGATGGCGCCGTTACTCGGTGTTTCTGAGGAGACGGTGCGGCGTCGGATGAAGAACCTCGACTTGCCACGACTCCCTGCGAAGGCGCGATCGAGCCGCAACCACTTCTGGCGAGGCGGATACACAGTTGATGAAGAGGGATACATCCTTGTGCACCACCCCGACCATCCACGCGCTGTGAACGGGTACGTGCGGCAACACCGCCTTGTGATGGAGCAGCAGATCGGTCGGTATCTGCTACCGAACGAAGTGGTCGACCACAGGAACCGTGACACGTCGGACAACGATCCGAGCAACTTGGTTCTGTACTCGTCGAACGCCGAACACCTGATGAACAACATGACTGGCAACAAGAACCTGCCTGCGGCAGAACGGGAGCAGCGACGGCAAGAAGCTGTCCGACGCGCACGTCGGCGAGTCGCCGCCATCCTCGCGGCGTCAGAAAACGGTGCTGACCAGTCACCGTGACCCGGCGCTCATCCTCCATAATCACTTCGTACAAATCGGCGACGCCCTTGGCGAATGGCGCACCATCAGTGCGGGATGGACCACCCAACGTGAGCACTGTAATCGATTGACCAGCGGCGGCCAGTTCATCCACTCGTTCGTATCTGCCCTCCAGCGGAAGCCAAATCCGCGTCCATGGCGCGATACAACCCCGGCCGCCCTGGAAGTAGATCACTCGCCAGTCGCCCTCGGGCAGACGCTGCTCGGGGCGGGCGGCACGGTGCCAGCGGGATGTGGCGGACTCGACCACCGTGGCGGGGTCGAGCCGCCTGGCCCATTCCGTCAGCAGGCTCATGCGATCAGGATTCCTCTTGTCCGGCTCAGCGAACCGCACCTCATGGACGACGTCGGGCCCACCGCAGGATCGGAGCGGATCTGCGCGCGCCGGAGCGCCGGTCTCTTAGCGGGTGGATGCTTCGGACGCGGACGGGGGCGGACTCCCAGTCATCGTTGAACCCGCTCCAATCGCTGCGTATCGTCCAGGCAGGGCGTCGGGTCCTTCGGCTGGTGCTCGGCCAGGAACGGCTCGGGGGTGACGACCTCGACACGCCGTACCGGCGTGACCTGGTACTCCCATGCCACGCCGGTCGGATTCTGCTTCAGCCAGGTGACGACTTGGCTCTCCGAGACGAGCACGGAGATCGGCCACTGGCCGCGCACCTGAGCCAGCCACACCTTCCCGACCAGCTGGTCGTGCAACTGATCGGGTGTGCCACGGGTGATTTCGCCGCGGGCGGTGGTCATTCGGCCGATTCCCCCGTGTGTGTCTCCTGCTCATACAGGTTCTGCCTGAGCAGATATCCCTCCAGCGCCCAGACCTCGCTACGGGCCTTGTCCTTGGCCAGCTTGCGGCCGATCTGCTCGTCGAAGTTCTCCGCGCTGGCCGAGGCGGAGTAGCCGACGACGTGGAAGCCGTTGGCCAACGTGAGCACGCAGACCGTGAGGGTGGTGTCCTCCGGCTGCCAGTACTGCTCGGCCCGGATCAGGCTGTCGATGCGGTCGGGCGTGACCCGCGGCGCGGTGTGGCCGCTCGCCTCGTGATCCGCCTGAAGCTGTTCGTCAGTGTATTGGCCCATTTCGGGTCTCCCTTTCACTGCCACTGCTTGTTGAAGTCCCACCAGTCGGCGGGGCTGACGAGTTCCTCCGGGCCGCCCGGGCGGTCGAGACCGAGGCGCCCGTACGCCCACGCCGCCGCGCTGGAGCACACGACGTGCGGCGGCCGGGCGACGTCGTCCGGCCAGCCCCACCAGTGGTCGACCAGCTTGGCCAGATCCTCGGCGCGCAGCACGGCGTCGAAGTCGGCCACGATGCCGCCGATCCAGTCGTACCCGGTGCCGAGCAGGCCCTCCATCAGCTTGCACACGGCCTGGCGCTGCGCGTCCGTGCGCGGCTGCATCGTGTTGCCGAGCGCGTGCCTCAGCTGGCCGGGGGTCTTCATGTAGACGGACATGTCCACCCACCCGACACGGCTCGGGCGCCCCTCGATGCCCCACCAGATGTTGTTCTTATCCTGGTGGTGCGACACGACGACGTGGTCGACGGGCGCCGGGTGCCCGAGCAGCCACGACCCGATCATGATCGGGATGCGGCCGAGGCCCGGCGCATCGACCGCCCAGACGTCTCCGGGTCTCACAGCCACTTCTTGATGTCGGTGACCAGGTGCTCCAGCCGGTCGACCAGCCATTGGATGAACCCTTCCGGCACCGGCTCCGGGGTCGGAGGGGTCGGAACAGGGACGGGCGTCGGGGCGGGTGTCGGAGAGGGCGGTTCGGGCAGCGGCGCCGGGAACGGCTTTCCGGTGATGTCCGTGTAGTCGGCCGCCATCTGGGCCAGGTCGACGCTGTCCAGGAACTCGCGCGAGCCGAGGTGTTCCGGCCACACGACGACCCAGCACTCGCTGACCTGCTTGGACCAGAACCGGTCGGTGAACGAGGTCTCCTGTGCCCAGGTGATGAACTTCTCGTCGCCGCCGAGCTGCGCGGAAGCGCCGGACGGGGAAGCGCCGTACCCGCCGACCAGCACGCTGTGGCCGCCGACGTCCTCCGATCCGGAGACGTAGTCCCACGGCTGGCCGTCGCCGAACTGCGCCTCGTTGGCCGCGAGCACGTCGATCCCCACCCACACGGCGCCGAAGATCGCGATGGCAGCCTTGACCTCGTCCGGGTTGGTGTGGTCCACGGCCGCGAACCCGACCGCCTTGACCCCGTCCGGGCCACCGGTCTTGACCAGGTGTTCGAGCAGTGTCTGGATGTCCATGCCGTCGTCCTGCGACGGGAAGTCGGGGTTCTGCGTCTTGTATACGGCCTCGACCTCGGACATCGACGGATACGACTCGGTGGACAGCTTGGCCGTGGTCAGCCTGCGCAGGTTCGCCCAGGTGACCGCGACGCAGTCGCCGTACTGGTCGTTGCCGAGCATCTGCCAGCCACTCAGGGCGGCCAGGTAGTCGTCGGCGGGCGGGTAGGCGGGCACGACGCCGGTCAGCGCGCGGGCCAGCCGCAGCCGGGGTCGCGCGGGATCGTTCGGCTTGCGCCCGTACTTGCCGGGCATGCGCAGCTCGTTGCTCGTCACGGTCTCTCCGGTCAGTTCGACGGGGTGTCGTTGTGCAGCTCGACGGCCTGCGCGTGCGCGACGGCCTTGGCCAGGGCCGCGATCATCGCCGGGTCCGTCAGCGCCGCCTTGACCGCGTCCGCTAGGGCCGTGGCGTCCACGGTGACCTGAGCCGTGGCCATGGCGGCCAGATGGGCCTGGTAGTCGGCCGTGGTGGCGGTCAGCTCCGCGCCGTACCTGGCCCGCAGCTCGCCGAGGTATTCGCCGCTGGCGATGTGCGACACGCGGTTGCCGTCCACGAGGAACATCCCGCTGCCGGTTCCTCCGGTCGGGTCCGGCTTGACGCCGATGAGGTGTGTCATGTCAGTCTCCTGGATCGGAGGGGGTGGTGGGGCAGGAGCCGGGGGCGCGGCCAGTCCGAGCAGCGCCTTGAACTCCTCGACGGTGCCGCGGAACGCGTTGAAGTCGACGGACAGTCCGCTGTACGGCTGCGCGTCTGTGTACTGCAGGATCTGCGGTGACAGACCGCCGTACGCGGCCCAGCCGGGGGCGGTGTCACTGTACGGGCCGTAGCTGCTGGCGACCAGTGCCAGATCGGCCACCGGCGCCAGTGAGGGCGAGCCCATCTTGCCTGACCAGTACCAGTGCGGCAGGTAGTTGAGACGGATCAGGCCGCCGAGCGCCCGGTACTCGTCGCGGAATGTGACGAGGTCCGAGATCGTGGGCGCCGAGACGATGTTGCCCGCCGAGTCGTACTCCGGCTCGACGTCCGCCATCACCGGAACGCCGGGGCCGACCGCGGCGAAGCAGTTCCGCGCCTGCGCCGCGGCGTTGCCCTGCTTGAGGAAGTGGTACGCCCCGAACACAGCGCCGACGCGCGCGGCCTCCGCCTTGAAGTGGGCGTAGTACGGATCTTTGTACGTCAGGCCCTCGGACGCCTTGGCGAAGCACGCCACCGTGCCCGCTTCAAGGGGCATGTTCTTCTCGTAGTTCGAGACATCGGGGTACCAGATCGTCACGGCCGCGCTCCGTCCGGACTAGAGCGAGTGGACGGCCAGGGAGGCCAGCACCGCCTGCACGTCGGCCTCCAGCTTGGCCACGAGCGCGGTGACCGCGTCCTTGACGGCCGGCTCTGCGGCCGTGACGGCCTGCTCCGCGTCGGCCTTGGCCTGGGCCAGCAGCGCGCTGACGGAGTCGTGGACGCGGGCCGCCTCGGTCTCCAGGTCCGCCAGGGCGGACTCGGCCGCACGGGCCGCCTCGCCGCTGATCTCGCTGACGACGCGCTTGACGTCGGTGATGATGCTGCTGATACCGCTCATGATCGGATCTCCCGCCATCTGACGACAAGGTCAGTCCGAGCATAGCGCACTGCGGACAGACGGCCAGACGGCGCGAGGCCCCGAACCGGAGTCCGGGGCCTCTAGAGCGCGATACTACCGTAACAGCCAGCCGGCCGTCGTCATCTCCCAGGTTCGGCCGTCGTCGGTCGAGCGCAGCAGCGTGCCGACGTCTTCGGACGCCGCCTCGCCGGTGGCGACGATCCGCTCGCACTGCGCGCCGACAGCGTGCAGCACCGCGCGGTCCGACCGCGCGTCCAGCTCGGCCCGGAGCCGGGCGATCTCCGCGTCCGCCTCGGCGAGTGCGGCCGTGGCCAGCGTGCACACGGCCGCCGCCTCGGGGCTGTAGGCGATCCGGCCCCGGAGGCCGGCCAGCTCGTCGCGGAACTCCCTGACCCGGCTCACGTCGCGCACCGTCCGCGGTGGCCCGTGTGCAGCACGCATCCCGGGGTCTTCGAGCACGGTCCCGGCCACGGGCCGACGTACTCGCGCCGGTCTCCGGCCCGCCACGAGATCATCATCTTTCCGTTCGGCGACGCCGGGTTGTCGTGCATGCCGCGGTGCTCGGGGTCCCCGATGTGCCGGTCGCGGCCGCACTGCGTTGTGGACTCCTGGCCCACGCCCCAGTGGATCCTCCATGGGCACTGCATCGCCACGGTCACTGGTCCCTCGGGTCCGGTGTCGGGTATCCCTGCTTCTTCAGCCAGTCCTTCACGGAGTCCTCGGCGTCCTTCTCGTCCTTGTCCGTGGGCTTCGGCAGCGGGTCTTCGGCCACGGGTCACACCCTCTCCCAGTCGTATAGGTCGGCCAGCTTGGGCAGCTCGGAGGCCGCGATCCCGTGGCAGGCGATGTAGATTCTCGGCACCCGCCAGCAGTCGATCCCCGTGCCGACGGGAACCGTGTCCGCCTTGTCCTTGGTCACGGCCTGGACCTGCTCCCAGGCGCGCCGCTTCATCCGGTGGACCACGCCGCAGCAACAGTTGGTGACCTCGACGAGCGGGGCGGGTGCCTTCGCAGTGTTCTTGCTCATACGGTCGTGCTCTCCTCCGACTTCACGTCCCGGTACCGGAACTGCGCCTGGATGACTCGCCTGTAGTCCTTGTGCGAGCGCGTGATCTCCCACTGCTCGCGGGCCGCCTGCCACACCTCGTACAGGACGGCGGACTTCTCGACCCTGGATCGGGCCACGTCGAACGCCTCAGTCCTGCCCGGCGGTGGCGCCGGACTGCGCAGCCAGCGCGGCCACGGATTCGGGGAAGACGATGCCGGAGGCCTCGTCCACGCCGGTCACCGTGATCGCGAACAGCTCGCCCACCAGCAGCTTGTTCACGTCGTTCGACGGGTTGAGCCCGATGTACGCGTCCTCGTCCGCCCGGTCGGCGAAGGTGTACACCACGATCTGCTCGCCGCTGGCGTACTGGCCGTCGGCGTAGTCGGCGCCGGCGGTGATGCCGGGCACGTGCATCCGGCGCAGTATCGCGGCCGGGTCCGGTGCGGTGGACGTCGGCGCCGGAACCGCAGCGTCGGCCGCGGACGACGGGCTGTTCAACGCGCCGGTGTTCGCCACGGCGGTGAACATCCCCCACGCGAGGGACGCGGTGCAGGCGGCGGCGGCCACGGCCGCCTTGTACGTGCTCTTCATGGTTCCTCCCTGAACGCTCTCACTGATGACAACACAGTATCAGATCCCGGAGCCCTGTCTAGTTCGTCACGCCCCGGTGCCACTGGGGCATCCGGACCTCGGCGTCCGGCTTCTGCACCCCGTCCGGCCCGAAGTCGGTGTCGTTGGCCGGGCGCGACTCGATCCGGGGAGCCTGCGGCGCGCCCTGGGAGACGTCGCGGCTACGCGCGGCGTAGAAGCCGGACAGCGCCTCCGGCCGGATGCGGACCCTCAGAGCGAACCGCCGGCGCTGCAGGTCGCCGGGACTGATCACCCGGGAGCGGGGACGGTACGGCATCAGTTGCTCACCGCCCGGCGCAGTCCGGGGACGCCGTCGAGCAGCGCCAGGTCATGGTGCGGGTAGGTCACGGTGCCACCGGGGTCCGCCGCGGCCGACCCGTTCGCGATCAGCCGGGAGGCGTTCACATCGTCCGTGTCGTCCCACACGTCTCCGGGCTGGATGTCCGGCCAGCGGGCCCGCTCGGTCCCGGCCCGTATCACGGTCAGCGCGCGCAGTCGGGTGGTCATGACCGCAATGTACCGCCCGTGGGGGCGGTCCGGGTATGCTGACGGCGGACGACCAGGTCCCGCCATGCGAAAGCGGCCCCAACCGCAGGGGCCGCTTTCGTCTGTTCAAGGTCAGCTGACCGGTACCGCCACCGGCACGGCCGTGATCGACAGGTTGTCCAGCGTGTAGCTGCCCGAGCCGCGGTCGCTGTCGTATCCGAACGCGTAGACGTGCAGCGTCTCTCCACCGGACGGAACCGTGACCAGGCCGGATCCGCTGAAGTACGAGTCGATGTTGCTGTTGGATCCTGACTCCAGCGCGCCGCTGCCCGCGTTGAACTCGTCGCCGGTGAACGCCGGGTTCTTGGCCTGGTTGTAGACGAAGAACTGCGGGAACACCTCGACGGATCCGGTGGCGGCCGTGGGGGTCGCCTTGGCGCTCAGGGACACCTCGTAGGATCCGGCGGCCAGGGCCAGGGTGGCGACCTCCTGTGCGTTGGCGCTGAAGGACCCGCCGGTGGTGACGGTCTCGCCGCCGGTGTCGTGCGCGCTGGCCGTCGTCGGGGGCACGTAGGCCGCCGCGGCCGCCGTGTAGTACCCGAGCACGTCCACGATGACCTGCACGCTGCCGCTGGCGGCGCCGTTGTAGACGTCGATCTTTCCGTTGGTCAGCGCCACGGTGGTCTCGTTGGCCACGGTCTGGCCGACGCCGAAGTTGACCGAGCTGGCCGGGTCCGGCCTTGTCGCGCCGTCGGCGTACGCCAGGACGAATCCGCCGCCGGTCACGCCGGTGATGGTCAGGTTGACCGTGACGGCCGTGGCCCCGGCCGGGACCTTCGTGTCGATGACCGTGGTGCGCCCGGAGGCCAGCGGCGTGTTCGCGGTGCGGGTGTCCAGCACGCGGGTGCTGGTCTGCGTGACGTAGCTGGACGGTGCCGAGCTCGGTGCGGCGGCCGAGGCCGCGCCCACACCGGCCAGCAGCGCCAATGCGGCGCCGAGGGCCAGAATCCTGTGGATCTTCTTCACTTGTTCCCCTCCTATAGGGATCTTCATAACCCGGACGGATGTCCGGGAAGTCTGTTAAAGGCCGGCCGCTCGGATCAGCGAAGGCATGCGCAGTGGACGCGACCGGCCCCGGTGCGCGCCGCGGTAGCGCGGGCGACCCCGTAGGCCGTGGTAGCGGGGTCGGCGCTTCGTGGGCACCAGGGCGGGCAGCAGGGCCATGATGATGAGCACGCCCATGGCGCGGTTCCTCCGGGGTTCGTTCAGCGGGGCTCGACCAGGCCGAGCATTTCGAGCACGGGCCGGGCCTCCTGTGCCAGGAAGCGCCGGCTGGTGTCCGACAGTCGCGCAGGTTCGAGGTATCGGTCTTCGAGCTCGGCGCGCCCGGTCCGGTCGCAGACCACGCGTGCGGCGGCGTGCGCCTCTTGCTCGCTGGTGTGCGCGGACGGAAGCAGCATGAGGTCCTGCGCGGCCGGTCCCATGGCGGCCCTCTGCGCCTTTTGGCACACGTCTAGACGGTGTTCGAGCTCTTCGATGTGGTCGAGCAGTTCGCCAACGACGGTCAGGCTCGGATAGCGTACGCGGATCTCGGCCAGTCGCTCCGGTGTCATCCGGCGGTTCCTTCCTGTGGATACGCGGCGCCCGGGCTCCCCTGACGCAACCCGGGCGCCGCGCGTTCGCGGGCTGCGGCCGTCAGGCCGTCAGCGGATCTGCGTCCTCGACGATCGGCCACACCGGGAGATCCCTGCACCGTGAGCAGATGTCGTTGCTCGGGTGCCAGATCGCCGCCTCGTCTTCGAGCTCTTCGACGATCTGGCTGCGCGTCTTGACGGTGCCGTCGGCGTTGCGGTTGTACGGGTTGACCGTCTGCTCCAGCGTGGTCGACCTGGTGAGCTTGCGGTCGCAGCCCCGGCATTTGACGACCTTGGTGACCCGCCGTCTGACGGCCTCGAACCTGTAGACCGGCATGTCAGTGCCCTCTCTTGCGGCGGTAGGAGACGTCCAGCGCGTCCAGCGCCTCACGCCGCTCGTTCCACAGCACCGCGTATGCGGGATTGCGCACGTCCAGCTCCTTCAGCCGCGGCGTGTACCGTTCCATGACCTCGGCGCGCCTGGCCTGGTACTCGGCGTAGTCGGCTCCGTCGTACTCGTCCATGATCTTCTCGGCGCGCTCGTGCACAGTGCGGACGAACTCGACCCACGACTCCTCGTCCGGCGGAAGCGCGGACTCGGCGCTGTCGAAGTCGAGCCGGCCGACGCAGGCGGACAGCCGCTCGAACAGGTCCCACATGCGTCTGACCTCGTTGGCCAGCTCCGTGGCGGCTGGCCCGTGGTGCCTGCTCAGCGTGTCCAGGCGTGCAGGCGTCATTCGGTGGATCACAGTGTTCTCCTAGACGTTGGGTCCGCAGGCGGCCAGCAGTGACCCGACCAGCACCGCGACCGCCGCTCCGAGCAGTCCGACGGCGACGGACGCGAGGATCCTTCTGGCCATGTCACCCACCGCCTTCGGCGAGCAGGCGGGCCAGGGCTGCGTATGCCAGGATGTGCCCGTCGGGCGGCGGCTGGACGGCGGACAGTGCCACGCCGGCCCGCCGCAGCCGGGCGCGCGCCGCGTCCATGCGCAGGTCGTACGCGTCCTGCTCGGCCGTCTTGATCCGCCACTGGGTCCCGGAGCCGGTCCGCGCCCGCAGCATGTCTCGGTCGAACGGGAACGACATCCCGGCCACCTCGATCAGCGTGCGCCCGACGCGGACCACGTGCGAGATCTTGCGCACCCGCGGCCCGTACACCACGACGACCTGCCCGGCGCCGATCGAGTCCGCGTCCGGGCGGCGCACGTCACGGGCGCGCGACACGGCCCGTGCCACAGGGCCCATGTCGGCTACGGCTTCTGTCATGCCGTGGTCCCCGCCTTCTTCGTGTCGGCGCGCTTGCGGCGGTTCTTCCAGGTGCACTGGCGATTCACCGGACAGCCGCCGCAGACGCGCTGCTCCGGGCCCTTCGGGCCGGTGGTGAAGAACAGCTTGTCGACGACGGCCAGCGGCAGGTACCGGCAGGCCGCCTGCTCCATCCAATCGGTCGACTTGGTCACAGTCTTCTTCCTCCCTGATCTGGCCTGCTTCCCGATTAACTGATGACAACCCTACAGCATCAGCGTGCCCTGTCAAGCCGAACGCCCCGGAGGAGAGCCGGGGCGTTCGGGTCATTCGAGCCAGTAGCCGAGCACCTGGTCGTAGTGGCGGTCCGGGTCGTCATGTCCGGCCGGCAGGCAGCACTCCGCGTTGCACGCCTCGTCGTCCGGCCAGAACACGGTGCGCGCCCTGCATCCGGCCCACGGCCCGTCGAGCAGCGAGAACACATGTCCGTCCGCGTCGATGAGCCAGCCGGACAGGGTCACCGGGAACTTGGCGATCTTGCGCCCGAACACTACGCGACCTCGGCGTCCGGCACGGTCGCGGACACGGTCACGAAGTGATCCCAGTCGACGCCGCTGTCGTACTCCCAGCCCGTGTCGGTCCAGGTCTTCGAGGTCCAGGCCGAGATGACGTACTCGCCGATCTCGTCGGGCCAGCCCGTCCGGTCGTTGCCGTACAGGTCGAGCTGGCACAGCATGTTGTACGGCAGCCGGTCGCACTCGGCCGGATGCTTCAGCTCGTAGTGCAGCATGGTCTGGCTGCGGTCACTGAGGTAATGCGAGATGGTCAGCCGGTGCTCGGCGCAGTAGTGCACGCCCTCGTCGGTCGGCTTCTCGGCCTGCCGCTCCAGCACGGCGGCTACATCCGGCTTGCGGTACGCCTCACCCTTCTGCACCTTGCCGTCCACGGTGTCTCCGTGCGACTTGGTCATGTTCGCCCGGTGCACCTCGGCGAGCACTTCGTCCAGGTCGATGCCGTACGTGAGCGCGGTGCCGTAAAGCACATACACGCAGTCGGCCAGTTCCTGGGCGATCTCCGGCAACTCTCCGTCGATCACCGCCTCGCCGAGCTCGCGGACCTCCTGCAGGAGCATCCGACTGCGCACCCCGGCCAGTAACAGCCCCGGCGTCCGCGGCGTGTCCGACATCGGCAGACGGAACGACTCGTGGAACTCGCGCACCATCTCGGCCGCGCCGTATCTCTCCATGTTTACGACCTCCAGACTCCCAGGATCCCGTTCTCTTCCCTCATCGATCATGGCCGGGTCGGAGGCTCGGCGTCGTGTCCGTCCTCCGGATGCTTCTCGTGCGACCACCAGGTGTTGAGGAGTCATGTGGTGGTGTCTTCCTCGGGCGCGGCCGCGCTTACTGCCGCGTCTGTGGCAGGCTCATCGAGCCACCAGCCGTTGCCGTCGCGGTGGTAGGCGTTGCGGTGTCCCCGAGGCAGTTCGCAGGATCCGCACTGCCTGCCTTCGTCGCCGCACAGGGACGGCGGTCCCATGGCGCCACACCGGTCGTCGTCGAGCCAGTCGGGCAGTGCGGGGAGGCCGAGGCGGCTCAGGTACTCCGGACCGGGCGTCTTCCAGAAGCTGATGCGCTCAGCGTAGATCCGGCGGCCAGCGTCGCGCGCGTCGTCGCGTTCGCGGGTGAGCCGCTCGACTTCGGCCAGCAGTTCGCGGACGGTGGCGTCGCCCCAGCGAATTGTGCGGCTGTCGGGCACTCGCGTCACCATCGTGCGGATCGCGGCGAGGCGTTCGGGCGTCATGCCGGGCCTCCCAGGACGGCGATGTGTCCGTCGACAGGCTTGACCACGTGGATCCATCGGGCGTCCTGCATGTCGGTGTCGAGCCCGTTGCGGATCAACCCGACGCGGTACTCGATCTCCTGGCCGCATGCGGCGCAGGTGCCGTGGTCGCCGTGCTTGGGCTGCGGCTCGGCGTCGGTCTCGTAGCCGTACGTCATGGCCGGAACCCGTTCATCCCGGGCAGGCCCTGACCGGGCATGCCGCCCATCCCCGGCACGGGCAGCGCCAGGCCGCTCGCGGTCTGCAGCTTGATCGCGTTCAGGTGCGTCCAGCACAGCTCCAGCGGGCCCATCTGCTGCAGCGGCATGTACAGCCCGACCGCGACCGCGCAGAACAGCGCGGGCAGCCCTTCGACGGCGCCGGCGTCGAGCACCACCGGGTCACTGCCGTCCGGCGCCGCCATGGCCTGCTCGACCTCCTTGACGAAGTGGTCGTTGACGGCGGCCTTCCAGGTGTACGCGCACACGAAGCACCACTTGCTCCCGGCGGGCGGTACGGGTCCGGTGACGACGATCTCAGCGGGCATTCGAATCCTCTTCTCTACGAGTGTCGCCAGCCGGTCTGTTCGGCCAGCCGACTGGTCTCGTGCGTTGTCGGGTCGGCGGCCTCGCATCCGGTGCACGCCAGGTAGTAGCCGAGCGTGCTGGGCCCGATGACCAGGTCGGGCGAGCACACGGACCGCCGCTCCGCGATGGTCGGACGCACGGCCCGGACCTCCAGGGTGTGCGGTGCCGTCACTGCGTCGCCTTCTCCCGGGCCACCAGCACCACGATGTCCCGGGCCCGCGGATGGCGGTCCATCGTCGCCTCGGCGCACGGCCGGCACATCAGCATCTCGTACCGGCCGGGCCCGCGCCGCGTGCCCTCGGTGTCCATCGACACCAGGGCGCGCGCCTCCTCGACGTCGCACAGGGCGATACGCGGGTGGATGACCTCGCACAGGCAGTGGCACGTCGGTGCGTCCTCGATGCTGCCGTCCCACTCTCCGATGACCATCACAGCCCCTCCGCCATCCGCTCGCGCGCCGTCGCCGCTTGATCTGCGATGAATCCGATGCCCGCGCGCAGCTCGTCACGCTCGGCCGTCATCGCCCTGACCCGGGCGAGCAGGTGCTCCTCCACGCCCTGCGCCGTCCGGATCCGCACGGCGTCGTACCGGACCTGGCCGACCAGCGCGCGCACGGTGCCCAGTGTGAGCCGGACCGGGCGCAGGTCGGGCCCCGTCGTCTGGCTCAGCCACATGTCGTCCGGCTGGCCGGAGGTCGCCTCCAGGAACTCCTCGGCCTGCTCCGTCGGCGTCATTCCGTTGTTCATCGCTGCCTCTTCCCTGATCTTCTTGACGGGAGCCGGACCACGGACCGGCCCGTTGCTCATGCTTGGGACCCGGTGTCGCTCCGTCGCCCACTTCACCACCGTGATCACGAGGCAGGCCGCATAGCCGACCGCCTGCGCACCCAGTGCCAGCCAGTTCCCGAGCAGAACCAGATACGTCTCCATCAGCGTCATGCACGCCAGCGACATCGCCAAGCCCAGCCACGAGTAGTCCCCGGCCGAGCGCCGCCGCCACACCCGCCACGTCGGCGGCAGGCAGGCGACCGTCCCGAGCCAGAAGGCCGCGGCCCCGATGAACGACGCGGCGGTCACAGGCCCGTCCACCTGCGCGGCGCCGGACGGTCGTCCGGCGCGCTCTGCACGTACCAGCGCACCGGGATCCCGGCCATGCCCGCGTACCAGGCGCAGTGCGACGTGCCGTTGCACGGCAGCCCGTCCACACGGAACGCCAGGCACAGATCGGCCCCGGCATTGATCATTTCGTGGTTGCGGACGAGCCCGGCCGTCAGTCCCGTCTTGTCCCATGCGGCGGGCCGGCGCTCCACGGTCAGGCCCAGCGCGGGGGCCAGCACGTCGGCCAACTCGTCGGCGCCGCGGGCCGCCCCGTGCACGACCACCAGGCCGGTGCCGAGCTCGTCCACGGCGCGCTCCAACGCCTCCTGCACGATGTGCGCCGCGGTGAACAGGCGCGATCCGGTCACCAGGACACGCGCGGTCACTGCGGTTCACCGGCGTTCACGCGCTCGACCCATTCGGGCAGGCGCGTGTCGAAGGCCGCGATCGCGCATCCGGTGCCGCCGAGCAGCGCCCGACGCATGTATCCGGCGACGATGTGCCAGCGCTGGCCGGCCTTGAGGTTGCGGGCGTTGTTGGCCTGCTTCTCGAAGTGCTCGGCCTGCCGGATCGCCCAGACGACCTTGGCACGGGCCCAGGCGATCGCCTCGGGGTCGGAGTCGAACCGCTCCCACCGTTTCGCAGCAGTGTCCTGATCCATGGTCCCTCTCTTCCCTGAACTTGTCCTCAGTGGCACTCTACCCGGAACCGAGCTTCGTGTCATCAGTCTGCGCGCCGCGTGTCCGGTTTCGGACCGCGTAGGCGACGTACGCGTACTCCCCGACGGCGATCAGGCACATGCCGGTGGCCAGCCCGGTCAGGAACGCGGTCACTGCGCGAACACGCCGGCGTCAGCCCACGTCCCGTCCGTCGCCGCGCCGCCGCGCTCGGCCACCATGGCGGGCAGCCAGCGGTTCAGGCAGCCGGTGCCGCGGTCGATCTGGAACCCGAACGCGAACCGGCCGACCGCCCCGGGCGTCGGCGCCTCGCAGACGGCCACGCAGCGGAACTCGTAGCACGCCTCGGGGATGTCGGTGCGCACGTACGCGTGCCCGGTCTCGAAGAAACCCCCCGCCACGGCGCTACTCCGCCGCGGCCGCGGGTGAGATGACGGCCACGCGCCGGCCGTCCTCGACCAGGTACGTGGTCTCCCCGCTGTCCACGGCGCGCTCGACCGCGTCCGCCACGGTCTGCACCCAGTGCGATCCGCGCCGGTCGATCACGACGCCGTCCGACTCGTCCAGCTCGCCGATGGGGCGGAAGATCTCTGACATGCTCACAACGAGCCTCCTGTGTGCTTGGTGATGACGGCCGCGCCGACTTCGGTGATGTCGAGCGTGGCGTTCTCGTGGACCGACTCGACCTGGACGCGCCGCAGCGCGTCGAGCACGTGGTCCACCATCTCGCCTTCGGTGGCGGTGTCGGTGACCCGTATCCGCATCTTGACGATGACGTCCGCCGTGCGCGCCGGGCCGCTCACGCCGCGGCCGCCTTCGCCATCTCGTCCATCCGGGCCAGCAGGTCGGGGGTCATCTTCGCCACCAGCTCGGTGCCGCCGTGCTCGTAGGCCGCGGCCATGGCGTGTCCGTCCTCGCGCGCGATCCACGCCCGCTGCCGGGCCGCGAGCCGCTCCAGCCGCTCGTCGAGCATCTTCATGTGCATGTGGTTCTGCCCGGCCAGCGTCTGCCCGCGCACTGCCAGTGCCGCCGCCCTGCGGTCCATCTCGCGTTCGAGCGCCTCGAAGCCGAGCCGTACCAGGTCCCGCGCCCGGGTGATGGTGAACGGCATACGGGAGACGCCGGCCAGGTCGTCGGGGCCGGTGTTCGGCGTCCGGCGCAGCAGCGCGGGCTCGTCGTCCTGCGCCCGGGACCGCATCATGGCCCATGCCGCGCGCAGCCCGGACGGACGCTCGTGCAGCTCGACGCCGTCCTGGTCGATGACGCGCTTCCTCGTCCTCATCATGATCACTCCTCTCCCTGGCCCGCGTACACGCCTTCGGGCACAGTATGGTCCGCCATCTCGTAGAGCGCAGCCCAGTCGATCCCGCCGTCCGGCCGTACCGCGGCGTCGAGCACCGCCTCCGCGGTATCCGGCGCGTGCACGGGCCCGTCGTCCTCGCGGATCACCGGCAGTCCGGGCTTGAGCAGATACCGCTTGCCCGCCTCCAGCAGCAGCTCCACGCCCTCGATCACGAGGACGGCGTGCTGCGTGATCTCCGAGCCGGGCGCGGGCGGCTGACTGCCGTGCTCCGACTCGCTGATTTGCCGTCCCGCATACGGCGCCAGGGCCGCGGCAGCCTGTGCGCCCTGCTCGGTCAGCCGGTACGAACCGGTTTCACCACCCTTCCACTCGCGCTCGGCCTCGGCGAAGGTCTCGTCCCCGCGCAGCGCGGCCCAGTCGTCGCCGAGCGCTCCCATCATCAGCTCTCTGATTCCCTTGGCGGTGCGCACCCGCGTGTGCCCGTTGGCCTCGCGCAGCGCCTTCCACGCGCGCGCGAGCGTGCCGGTGGTGTCCTGGCGCTCGGTCTGCCCCAGCAGCCACGCGCCGAACGTCTTGTCCGCCATGCCGTCATCTCCTCGTTGTTCGTATGCTGCCATGAGCGTTCGCAGCGCCGCCGCGGCCTGCCTCGGCACGACCCCGTTGCCCAGCGCGTGCAGCTGCGCGCTGTTCGGAATCCCCGGCACACCGGTCACCCATCCGTCCGGCAGACCCATCATCCACTCGACGAACCGCGGGCTCAGCCGCTCGCGCTCGTTGCGGGGCCGGGGCGCGTGCCGCCCTGTGATCCGCTCCCACCGCTCGACGGCGGGTCCGTAGTCGGTGAGCTCCCAGGGGAAGCGAGCAGGAGCGCCATCGCGTCGGACAGCGTCATTCCGTCGTGATGCTTCGAGTATGGGTTCAAGCGATTCGCGGTCCTGTTGCGCGCGCCGTTCCCGTCCATCCTCGTCGGCGTCGGCAGAAGCCGGGCCGCCACCGAAGGCAGAGTCAGGTCCCCGGAGGAGCCGCGCTGGTTCGGGCCGCCCTTCTCCTCGTCCGACGCCTGCGGCGTCGGAAACATCAGGCCCTTCTCCACCTGGTCCGCGAGTGTCGCCCCATGGCCGCCCGCAGTCCTCTTGTCCGGGTGCTGAGATCCGCCGTTGACCGCCAATTGCGCGGTCGGGGTCTTCAGCAATCGGCCAGGCGAGGATGAAGATGCGCCAGCGCAGGTGCGGGGCTCCGACGTCGCGGGCGGGTAGGCACAGCCATTCCGCATCGAGCCCGAGGTCGGCCAGGTCTCCGAGTACGGCTCCGAGTGCCCGCAGGGGCCGGTACCTGTCGTCGGGCTCTCCCATACACCCCGGGCAGTGTTCCAGATCGCAATGGGCTCTGGCACTGGTCAGGCTCCTCACGTTCTCGATGAACACCAGCTTCGGCCGCAGGAAGGCGATGGCGCGCGCCACGTGCGCCCACACCCCGGATCGCGTGCCCGGCATAAGGCCTTCGCGCTTGCCCGCGAGGGAGACGTCCGTGCACGGGAACCCGGCCATGAGCAGGTCCACGGGCTCGATGCCGCTGTAGTCGATCGTGGCGATGTCTCCGAGGTTGGGCACGCCGGGCCAGTGGTGCGCCATGATCTTCGCGGCGTACTGGTTCCGGTCCGGCTTGCCCGTCTTCCGGTTCGGCGGCTCGTACTGGGCATACCAGGCGAGCTCGGCGCCCGGGAACACGTCCTCGACGGCCAGGTCGAGCCCACCCACGCCGGAGCACAACGATCCGACGCGCGTCACCGGATCCGCACCTCACTGATCACCGTCGCCGTCACGATCCTGCCAGCAGTTCGCGCGCCATCGCGATCAGCGCGCTGCCGTGCTCGTCGGCGTGCTGCGCGAGCCAGCGGTCGAGGTATCCGATCGCCTGCCGCGTGTCGGCGCGCTCCATGCGCACCTGGGTGATGTACGTGAGCAGGTCGACCGCCTCCTCCCAGGCGTCCTGCAGCGCGTCGCGGCCATTGTGCGTCATCAGCGGCGAGCCGTACCGGGAAATGCCGACCTCGCGGCGCAGTTCGATTGCGGTGATCAGCGCCTTCTGGACGTCGTCACGGCCCGGCTTCGGGAGCGGCTGATCCCCGGGGCGTTGCTTCATGGGCTCGGGCATCTCAGGATTCTCCATCTTCCGGCACATCGACCACGGATGCGCCGGATCCGACGTCATAGTTCGACAGCTCTTCGGACGCCATCTCAGCCAGTAGGGCATCGCGCTCGGTCGTGTCCATCGTGGCCCAGCCCTCGGGCAGGTCGTAGTACGTCGTTCCACCACCTCCGGGGTACTCGACGGACACCCTGATCTTCTCGACCATCTCAGCCCTTGTCCTTCTCCGTATCGACCGACTCCAGGGCCTGTCGGCGCGCTTCGTCGATCGCGGCGGTCAGGAAGATCCGGCGGCTGTCCTCGAACCGGTTGAGCTCCCGTTGCGCCGCGAGTCGCGCGTCGAGCAGGCGCTGATACTCGTGGGCCTCCTCATCGCTCATGCGCCGCAGCGGCGTCTGCTCCCAGGTCAACACGCCGTCGCGCCCGGTGTCCTCCCACGTCACGTGCACGGCGCCGTCCGTCCTGCGCACGGACCTGGCCACGCCGTTGCGCAGGACGCCGGATTCGGCGACCGCGAACGGCACCGCCACCTGGATCCCGCCCTCGGCCAGCCGCACCTGGTCCCGCAGGCCGGCGAGGGTGTCCGCCGTGTACGTGCGGCCGTCCACATCGGCCGTGAACATCCCCTGCCCGTCCACCCGGACGGTGTGCTCCCCGCCCCGGACGTTGATCTTCAGCACGGTCAGACCCCGCCCGTCAGGATGTCATGGTCGGTCGCGTCCATCAGAGAATTGATCTTCTCCTGCCGGACGTATTCGGCCACGATCTGCTTGATCACCTCGAACGGGATGGAGACCTCGGTGACGTAACTGCCGTAGATCCTCACGTCGTGGACGTCCTTGGTCCGCGTGCTCATGACCTCGATCTTGACGTCGCCGGAGAAGTCGCCGTTGTGGTGCATCGTGAACGCCTCGGGCCTGTTGCCTGAGTACTCGTTGTGTGCTGCCGTGTGCACGATGTGCCTGGTGTGCATCTGTTCCTCCCTGATCCGTGCCTACTTGTCAGCAGATTACAGCATCCGGACGCTCTCGAGCAACGTCATCCGGCCATCTCCTTGTCCGCGGCGAGGATCTCGTTGCGCAGCGCCTGGCGGAACACCCGCTGCACGTCGCCCTCGATGCCGGCCTGCGCCAGGGCGTTGTCGAGCGCGCGGTCGAGCAGCGCGATCTCCTGCTCCTTGAGCTCCAGCCCGCGCCGGTCCAGGCCCAGGCGCAGCGCGCGCTCGGCGTGCGATCCGGCCAGGTCGGCCGCTTTCAGCATCGCGCCGACCTCTCCACGCACGTGGATGTTGCCGAAGGCGTCGTGGTAGGTCAGCGACTCCTGGTCGGCCAGCACGGCCTGGAGCCTGGCCGCCATGGCCCGGGACAGCGCGATGATCCACTGGAGCGTCTGCCCGGGGTCGCCGTACTTGGCGATCAGCTCCTCGTCCGTGAGCTCCAGCACGGCCTTCTTCGCGTCGAGCACGGCCTGGCGCTCGGCGGTCCGCCTCTGCGCCGCGACCATGGTCCTGGGCGCCTTGCCGCCATGCTTGTCGCACACGGTCGCACCCGGCGCCGGCGCGCGGCCGCACAGCCGGCCCTCGTCGTCCATCCGGCGGCTGCACTGGTGCGTCGGCGGCGGCCCGAGCAGCCGCGCCATCACTTCATCCATGGCCTGATTCTCTACACCCATGTCAGCAGTATACGTCCCGATGATCTACTGTCCACCGGATTCCGTGATCATGACTCCCACCTGTGGTGACGCACGCTGACGCATACGTCGTTCATGATCTCCGAAACAGCAGAGATGGATCACGAGACGTGCGTCAGCAGCTGACACAGTGCTGACACAGTGCTGACGCACGCTGACGAACGCTGACGCACTGACGCACGATTCGTAGCATGTCTCTGGCTTGCTGACGCACGATTCTATCCATCCATACGCAAAACTCAGACATATACGGACGAAGCTGCTAACGACCCACCACAAATGTGCTGACACATCACGCAAACCAAAGTCCTCTGCCCCTGCCTAAACTGTTTCATACGCAAAAAAATATAGGTACCAGAGAGTTCGCGTTTCTACGTAGTCTATGCGGTGGGTCGTTCGTTGTGTTAGTCTACGCCCATGTCCAAAGCACCCGATTACGAGATCGAAAACAGGAAGATCAAACAGGACACCGTGTACGAGGCGGTGACCAAAAAGATCACCGCCCCATGGTGGGGCACGCACACCGAGCTGGTCGAGCTCCTCGACCTGCCGAAGCCCGCCCCGTATCTCCCGGCGTTCACCCCGCGCAGCCTGTCCGTGGTGATCCAAGCGCTGACCGATGGCGGCCACTGGGACTTCCAGGTGCACCGATGGCACAATGGCAGGTCGCGCATGTTAGCGATCCTGCCGCCCGGATGGGCGTGGGACGACGCACAGCGCTGCTGGACCGTCAACGGCATACCCGTCCCGCCCGCGCCGGGGGTAGGCTGATCGTGCGCCGATGCGCGGCCCGCCTGCCGGACGACCGTGCACCGCCTACGGGCGCGCGACAATGCCCCGCCGGACCACGACGCCGGCGGGGCCTTGTTGTCCGCAGATCCGGCTAGGCGGGCGGCTCGATCCGGATCATGCGCTTGCCGCCGTGCCCCTCCCGGAACCTCTCGATGCGCCAGCCGATGGCCGCCAGCGGCTGTGCGGTGCGGTCCAAGCGCTCGCTCAGGCCCCGCGGGGTCCACTTGCGCCCGCCACGCATGTCCTGCAGGCCGCCGTGCACCTGAAGCACCTGGAGCAGGTCCGTGGACGTGCCCGTCCACCCCCCGGCCAGTGCCGTGCGCAGGGCCACCGCGACCTCGTCCCCGTCCACGATGTCCTCCAGCGCCGCCTGCCGCCCGGCGCGCCAGGCGAGGCCCGCATGCGTCCTCCAGCGCCGGTCCACCAGCTCCACGATCTGCGAGAAGCGCGTGAGCCGGTCCCGGCTAACCGCGGGCGGCATCGACCACATGTCGGCCATCACCTCCACCGTGCGGTCCAGCAGCCACGCCAGGGCCGCCGGATGCGCCAGCGCCCAGGTGGCGGCGATCTCGTCGTCCGAGCGGAACCCGGTCAGCCGGTCCAGGCGGTGTGAGGCCAGGCGGTCGGCGAGGTCGCCCTCCAGGCCGCCGAGCGTGATCCCGTTCATCACGATCACGGACTGGAAGGCGCTGACGTACAGCTCCCCGTCCGTGTACAGCGCACGGTCCACCCAGCCGTCCCCGGACGCCGCCTTGCACAGCGCGTCCGACCACCAGCGCGGCACGCCGGAGACGTTGTCCAGGGCCAGCACGTACCGCCCGCCGGCCAGTGCCGCCCAGGTGCGCCCGTCGCGCGGGACCGGCTGCATGGCCGGGGCGGGATCGATCCAGTTGGTGGTCATGCGCGTGGCCGCGGTCTTGGCACTGCCCGGCGGCCCGGACAAGATCTCGATCGGATGCGTGATCCCGGGGAACAGGGACGCGATCCGGCAGCACACGTACAGGGCCCAGTCGTCGGCGCTCTTCAAGTTGATCAAGTCGCGCGCCTCCTCCATCCGGCCCTCCTCCGCGGGCAGCGGCAGCTCGGCCGTAAGCGAGGTGCGGGCGAACAGCACGGGAGCGCGGTCCACCACGCGCCAGTGCCCCGGGGCCAACTCCACCGCCTTGCCGTCCTCGCGCCCGAGGTCCAGGAACACCGACCCGTTCTTCGCGGCGATGCGCAGGTGCGGGGTGACCTTGGGCTGGCGGAACGCCGCGCCCTCGGCGAGGTTGAGCACCGTGGACAGCGCGTCGTTGTTCGCCATCCGCCCGCTGGCCGCGTACATGTCCGTGGTCAGCCGGTGCCGCAGGCTGGAGCCGTTGCCGCGCAGCGGGATCATCCGCGACGGCGCGTCGCGGCGCACCGCGAACGGCCGCCCGTCCGTGGTGCACGACAGGTAGTAGTCGCGCTGCAGGATGCCCATCAGCACGTCGACCGCGGGCGGCGCCTTCGTCTCGACGGCGGTCATGCGGCGCCTCGGCGAGGTAGTGTGTGCATCCGGTGTTCCTCTTCTCCGATCGGAGGACCGCCACGGCGCGCCACCACGCGCCCACGCAGTCCGTGCACGGCCAGCGCCCCGGTCACCGACGGGGGTCTGGTCAAAGTAGCGCGGCACGCCCCCGGCGGCGCGCCCGGTGTCAACCCCCGGGCGCGCCTGCTTCGGGTCACGTCTTCTCCCACAGGCCGCGTTCGTCCGGGTCCGCGAGCACCCGCACCGCGAACCGGCGTGTGTCCGTGGTGCGTCCGGCCATCTCCTCTGTCAGCGTCTTGACCACGGCCCCGACGCGGACGCTGCCGCGGTCCGCCTCCCGGATGTCGGACACGGAGAACTCGTCCGAGTACACGGAGCCGGAGCCGTCACACGCGATCATGGTGGCGGTGAACCACCAGCCCACAGCGGGCGTTGGAGTGCGCACGCTGGTGACCCTTCCCTCCCACCGGGCCCGGCTCAGGCACCGCTCACCATAGTCGCCCAGCCAGGCGTGCCCCAGCTCCGTCACAACCCCCGCCTCTCCAGCCCCACGTACCGGTTACGCGAGCGGTCGAACAGCACGACGCTGCCGGGCGGCACGCCGATCGAGGCGAACATCCGGTGTCCAAACAGCGTGGTGGCCTCGTGCTGGGGGTCGACCTCGTCCCGGTCGGCCGGATTGACCCAGATCTCGCTGTCCGCGGCGGCGTACTCACCCTCGGATATGCCGGTGAACGATCGCAGCAGCCTGTCGATCACGTCCTGCGTGCTCACCGCCCGTGCCCCCTCAACCAGTCCTCGCGGAGCCTGCGCTCGCGCTGCTTCTCGCCCTCGATGAACTTGCGGGCCGACTCGTTGATCACCTGGACCTCGCGCCAGGGCATCCCGGACATGTCCCCGGCGTGCCAGATCCTCATCAGCTCCTCCAGCACCGTGCCGGGGTCCGTTTTGCGGTGCAGCGCGCACGCGGCCCGGTACATCTCCCGGTTGCGCGATCCGACCGGCGCCCCGCGCTCACGCAGCGCGCCCAGGTCCACGTCCTCGTCCGACATCGGATGCCCGGACCCTCCGCCGGGGCCCGGGCCGGCCGAGGCGATCCACTCCAGCACCCACGGGGGCGCGTCCGGCGCGTCGCAGAAGCAGCCGGAGGTCCAGCGGTAGGGGACCGGCACCTGCTCCCCGCCGCGGGAGGTAAGCACCGCCATGGACGGCGGGGCCACCACGAGGTTGCCGTCGCCGAGCACGTCCACCCCCGGCAGGATGCCCGGACGCGCCGGGATCCGCTCCCCGCGCGGGGTGCGCAGCCACAGGTGCACGCCTCCGGAGGGGGTGGCCGCCACCGACGGGCCCGGCAGGCCGAGGTCGTGCTCGCGCATGTAGGCCCACAGGTTGCCCGGGCCGTTCGCGCCGTTCTTGACGTCCAAGTCCAAGACGACCAGGCGCGAGGGCGATCCGCACGCCACGCCGAGGTTGGCCGCAGGGTCCCGCTTCCAGCACCAGCGGGCGCCCTTGCGGTCGGTGGTGGCCCAGTGCACGCCGCCGGAGTCCCCCAAGATCCGGTGCGGCCTCTTGCGGCCGCGCGCCAGCGGCAGCACCGCGTATCCCTGACCCTGGTAGCGCAGCGCCGCGGCTCCGATGCCGAGCTGCACCGTGACGGGATCGGACGAGTCGAAATCCTGATGCTGACAAACCATGTGCTTCCTCCCTGAACTTTGTCCTGATCCTAGGGTACTATCCTACTGATGACTAGTTCAGGGAAGAGGGGATCATGGAGCACTACTGCATCCGGAACCACTTCGGGCACACCGTGGCGGACTTCGCCGGCGAGCTGATCGCCGAGTCCACCAGTGACGACGGCGAGCGGGCCCGGTGGATCGAGCTCAACCTGTACCGGACCGAGTCCGGCTGGGCCGTGCACCGCGCGTCGCGATCGATCCTGTACCACCGCATCGACACCTCGTGCCGCACTCCGAAGCAGGCGCGCCCGGGGGTTCGGTCCACCGCGTCCGAGCTGCCCGAGGACGCGCTGCCGTGCGCCGCGTGCCGCCCGCCGGGGCCGGAGGCGATGGAGCCGAACGCTTCCGTGCGCATCGAGGTGCCGCGCCACAACGTCCACTTCCTGGACACCGAACGCCAGGTGGTCGACGACCTGACCATCGACCGGCGCATCGGCACACCGTACTGGTCCCAGCCGGTCGTCGAGCTGCTGACCGCAGCCGGCGTCAAGCACCGCGAGTTCCTCGCGCTCATCCCGCAGTCCGGAGTGCAGCGATGACGGCCGTGATCGTGGGCGTCACCGTCCTGATCCTGCTGGCGATGGAAGTAATGCACCGCCGCGCCGCGTCCGCGCTCGAGCGCCCTGCGCGCGGGAGCCGATACGTGGACCTGCCGGGGTTCCCCGGCCCGGACGGGAAGGCCGCCAAGAAATGATCAGGATCAGGGTGTACCGGCGCGTCTACGCGGTGCCGGGCACGGTGGTGCACCTGCTGCCGGACGACGGCGTCTCGCAGATGCCGCTGTGCGGGTACGCCACGTTCCTGCGCTGGCGCGACGAGGACCCGTCCGAGCCGCTCGACACCTGTCCCGTCTGCCAGTGGGAGGCGCGCCGGTGAGCGGAGCGCTGGACGGGGTCACGCTGCGCACGGTGACCTCGATCGACGACCTGGCCGAGTGCAAGCGGTGGGCGTCCGAGCGCCGGGAGACCCCGCTGTTCTTCGACACCGAATCAGCAGGCTTATCCCCTTACCGGGACGAGTGCCGCCTGATCCAGGTCGGGGACCTGCGCACCGGCTGGGCGGCCCCGGCCAAGCTGTGGGGCGGCGGGATCCTGGAGATCCTGCGCGACTACACCGGCGAGCTCGGCGCGCACCAGAGCGGCTACGACTGGAGGGTGATCAAGCACCAGCTCGGCGTGGAGCTCGACTGGTCGAGGATCCACGACACGCTGATGAGCTGCCACCTGCACGACTCGATCATGCCGCACGGCCTGAAGGCGGCCGGGTCGCGCATGGTGGACCCGCGGGCCATGGCCGGGGAGGAGATCCTCAAGAAGGCGATGGCCGCCAACCACTGGACGTGGGCCACGGTGCCGCTCGACTACCCGGGGTACACCGCGTACGCCGCGCTGGACCCCGTGCTGTGCGCGCACCTGTGGGTCAAGACCGGGCCCGCGGCCATGGGCGCGTTCCGCGAGGCGTACGACCTGGAGCGGGCCACCGGCCGGATCTCGGCGGCGATGATGGACGTCGGGATGATGCTCGACGTCCCTTACATCGAGAAGCAGATCGAGCACCTGGAGGCGTGGGAGCGCGGCGCCATGGCGTGGCTGCGCGATCGGTTCGGCATGACGTCGGTGGGCTCGGCCCCGCAGATCGAGTCCGTGTTCAAGCGTCTGGGCGTCCCGGTGACCATGCGCACCAAGGAAGGCCATATGGCCACCGACAAGGACACGCTGCGGGTGTACGCCGCGACGCACCCGCAGCACCGCCAGGTCATCGAGACGATCATCTACGCCCGCAAGACCAACAAGATCGTCAACACGCACCTGCGCAAGTTCCTCGCCCTGCGCGACGCGAACGACGTGATCCACGCCTCGATCAACACCTGCCAGGCGCGCACAAGCAGACAAAGCGTGACAGATCCCCCTATGCAAACATTCGACCGCGATGTCCCGATGATCCGCGGAGCGTACCGTCCGCGCCCTGGCAACGCGTTCGTCACGGTGGACGCCGACCAGATCGAGGCGCGGGTCACCGCCGACTTCTCCGACGACCGCGGCATGATCGAGGCCTTCCACCAGGCGGACGAGTCCGGGATCGACTTCTTCCGGCTGCTGGCGGGCCGGATCTACCGGGAGGACCCGGAGAAGATCCAGAAGAGCGACATCCGCAGGCAACTGACCAAGAACTCGACCTACGCACGCATCTACGGATCGGGCCTGGACCGGATGGCGCTGACGGCCGGCGTCCCGGTGGACCAAGCCGCACCGGCGTACCACGCCTTCGGCCAGCTCTACCCCGGGCCGGACCGGCTCATGGAGCAGATCATCCGGCGCTGCAAGGCGGAGGGCCGGGCCGGACGCCGCGGGTACGTGACCACGCAGACCGGGCGCGTGCTGTACGTGGACAAGCAGCGGGAGTACGCCGGGCTCAACTACCGGGTCCAGGGCACCGCGGCCGAGATCCTCAAGAAGGGCGTGATCGACCTCGACGCGGCCGGGCTCACCCCGTACCTTCGCCTGACCATCCACGACGAGGTGGTGGGCGAGTTCCCGAAGGACATCGCCCAGGAGGCGCTGGCCTCGATGTCCCGGATCCTGACCGACCGCACGACGTATAAGGTCCCGATTACCTGGGATGGAAAGGTGCTGACAGAGAGATGGGTCAAGGGCTAGCCCGCCAGGGCGTGCAGACCGACATGAAGGTCTACGAGGGCGAGAAGTGGAAGGTCGTCGTCGACTCGCGCGAGACCTCGTTCAGCCAGTGGGAGATGGCCAGGCAGAAGGTCACCGGCGTGTACCCGACGGCGGCGAAGGATCTTGAGCTGATGGAGCAGGCCTGGAACGCGGCGGCCGAGCACTTCGCCACGCTGCGCCGCGTCGGATGGATCGACCAGAAGGGACGCGTGTGGACGAAGGTCCCCGCGTCCGACGGATTCGACGGCGGCTCGCTGACCCCGCTGCTGATCGACGCGCGGGACTGACCGTGCTGCCTCCGTCCGTGATGTGGGTCGACCCCGGCGGCCAAACCGGCCTGGCCGTGCTCTCCGGCGGCCGCGAGTTCTGGGCCGACGAGTACCCGCCGTACAAGGCGGCGACGATCATCCAGTCGTTCTGCGAGGGCTGCAGCTACGGCGGGGTGATCGGCTGGGAGAGGTTCCACATCGGCCCGCAGACGCACAAGCTCACACAGGAGCCGGTGCACCAGACCATCGAGATGATCGGCGTGGCACGGTACCTGGCCACGCGCCACCACGTGCGCATCCTGACGCCGGCCGCTCCGGACGACCGCAGGACGGCCGGCCCGGAGATGCTGCGCATGCTCGGGGTCTGGCCGTCCGGCAAGGACGACGCGCAGTCCGCCGCTCAGCACCTGGTGGCGTGGTGCCTGCGCACCGGGGACGTCCCGGCGCACTGGCGCGCCAAGCTGGCCACTGCGGACATCTTGTAGTACAGTCGGCACCTGGATCAGGGAAGAGAGGAAGACGCCCATGGCGTGGGCAGAGATCGCAGACCGCCGGATCGTGATCGGGTGCTCCGTGGTGGAGAACCACCTGGCCACCCAGATCCCGGGGTGCAACTTCGACAAGAAGGCCGGGACCTGGCACGCGCCGATGTCCTGGGCCACGGTCGCCACGATGCACATGATGTGGCGCGGCCAGCGGCTCGACGTCGGACCCGAGCTCACGGCGTGGTCGAAGGACGCGTACGAGGACGTCCTGCACGCATGGACGCTGCGCGGCGCGCTCGACGACGCCGAGGCCGAGGAGATCTCGCCGCTGCTCGACGAGTTCGACGACAAGTCCGCCCCGCTTCCGGACGGCCGTCCGAGGCGCCTGTACCCGTTCCAGCGCGCCGGGGCCGTGTACCTGTCCGAGCGGCGTCGCGGCATCCTCGGCGACGAGCAGGGGCAAGGCAAGACGGTCCAGCTGATCCGCGCCCTGCAGCTGGCCCGCGCCCTCGGCGGCGTGTCCGGCGACCCGCTGCCGGCCCTCGTGGTGTGCACGGTCGCGGCCGTGCGCAACTGGGAGCGCGAGATCTCCGTGTGGGCGCCGGAGCTGCGCACCGCGGTCGTGGGCGGCAGCGCGCTGCGGCGGCGCCAGGCGATCGAGCGCACCGACGCCGACGTGTGGATCATCGGATGGCCCAACGTGCGCGCGCACACCCGCCTTGCGGCGTACCCCGGTGTGCGGTTCGTGCGCTGCAAGGAGTGCGGCGGCATCGACGACGGCGTCGCCGCGGCGCGCTGCGAGGTGCACCAGAAGGACCTCAACCTGACCGGCCGCCCCTGGCGCACGGTGATCGCGGACGAGGCGCACCGCATGCAGGACGCCCGCTCCAAGCAGACCAGGGCGCTGTGGTGGCTGCTGCACCAGGCGACGTACCGGTGGCTGGCCACGGGCACGCCGATCGGGGACAACATCGGCCAGCTGTGGCCGCTGCTGCACGGGCTCGACCCCGCGATGGCGCCGTCCCGCAGCCGGTACCTCGACCTGTTCGCGATCAAGGAGCTCAACTTCCACGGCGGGTCCAGCGTGCTCGGGATCCGGCCGGACACCGCGGACACGTTCCACTCCTTCGTGCAGCCGGCGATCCGGCGCATCCCGCGGGCCGTCGCGCTGCCGTTCCTGCCCAAGCGCCTGGAGCCGGTGTTCCGGTACCCGGAGATGTCGCCCGCGCAGAAGCGCGTCTACGACAAGATCAAGAAGCAGGCGATGGCCGAGCTGGAGGGCCGCCTCGTCGTCGCGCAGAACGACCTGGTGGCGTTCTCCCGCCTGTGCCAGCTGGCGTCGTCCATGCTGGAGATCGTCGAGGGGGAGGACGCGGACGGGTTCACCACGGAGAACCCGCGGATGGTCGCGCCCTCGTCGAAGGTGTCCGACCTGGTCGACTTCCTGGAGGACGAGGACGGCCAGCTGGTGGTGGCCGCGAACTCCCCGCAGCTGGTCGCCCTGGCGGAGAAGGCGCTGTCCGCCAAGAAGATCTCCCACTGCAAGATCGTGGGAGGCATGGACTCGGACGACATGGACAGCGCCGTCGGGCACTTCCAGAGCGGGGCCTGCCGGGTCGTGTTCATCACGGCGGCCGGAGCCGAGTCCATCACCCTCACGGCGGCGCACACGATCTTCTTCATGCAGCCGGACCCGAGCTGGCGATCCCGCGAACAGAAGATCGGGCGCATCGACCGCATCGGCCAGCAGTCCGGCGTGCGCGTGGTCTACTCCATCGCCCCGAAGACGGTCGAGGAGCGCCTGTTCCAGCTCGGCGAGGAGAAGGGCGAGCGCGCCGCCCAGGTGACGCAGGACGCCGAGATGCTGCGCTGGCTGATCGGAGGCGGCGATGAGCAGCCGTGAGGAGTGGGTGCTGGAGATCTCGTTTCCGCGCCCGTACGAGGGCGTCGAGGTCGAGCGCCCGGACGGGCACGAGCTGGTGATATCTATTCCGTTCATCACCGAGACGTCGGCTCAGTTCGCCCGGGAGGAATTGCAGATCCGCATCCGGCCGCGCATACGCGTCATCGAAGGGGAGACGGTGGACGAATCGCGCATCGTATCCGGAGAAGTAACGGCGAGAAGGGAATTGGAACAATGATCAGGGAAGACTCGATCGAAAACCAGATCGTCCGCGATATGGCCGCCGTCATCGTCGAATGGCTGGACGAACGGTACCCGAAATGCATCGACGGACGCCGTGACGTTCCGGACAACATCCTGCTGCAGGTGCACCCGTCCGTGGCGTACGCCATCAGGAAAAACGAAATCCTGGGATTCACCGACCCGGTCGTGCCCGAGATTCCGATCAAGATCACAACAGACGTGCCCCGGGACTCATGGCGCCTGGTCACGATCACCGAGGAAGTCCATATCGGAGGAAGTATCTGATGCTGGTCTCCCAGTCCGAGATCTACTCGTTTACGCGGTGCCGCAGGAATTGGCTCCTCACGTACTATCTCGGCATGGTGCCCGCGGACGAGTCCCCGACGGGCACGCGCCAGCTCGGCTCCCGGGTGCACACCGCGCTGGAGGCGTACTACGGCTACCAGCTGGACCCGGTGACGGTGCTCGCGCTGCTCTACCGGATCGAGGCGTCCAAGTCGCCCGAGTTCGCCGCGGAGCTGTCGGCCGAGCAGGACATGGCCGAGGCGATGGTGTCCGGGTACATCGAGTGGCTGGCCGAGGAGGGGGCGGACGCCGACTTCGAGACGGTGGCCACCGAGACGGACATCCGCGTCGACCTGCCGGGCGTGCCCGGCGTGCAGCTGCGCGCCCGCATGGACCAGGTCTCCCGGCGGATCTCGGACGGCGCGCTGCTGTTCCGCGACTACAAGACGGGCACGAACTTCGAGCTGGCCGAGCAGCTGCGGATGAACCCGCAGATGAAGTTCTACACCCTCGTGCAGCACCTGGCCTCGCCGCCGGACGGCCCGAAGCTGGCCGGCGGCACGATCGACACGCTGCGCCGGGTCAAGCGCACCGCGAAGGCGGTGCCGCCGTTCTACCGCCGCGACGCGTTCCTCTACACCCCCGACGAGATCGAGGCGACGCTGCTCAAGGTGCAGTCCGTGGCCGCGCAGATCCTCGGCATGCGGGCGATGCTGGACGACGTGTACCGGCGCGGCGGCGGGGACCTGGCCGCCGTGAACCTGGTGCAGCGCCGGGACCTGTACCCGACGCAGATCCCGGACAACTGCAAGTGGTGGTGCGAATTCAAGGAAATCTGCCCCATGATGGACGACGGCAGCGACTGGTCTGGTAGTCTTGTCCGCAGTGGGAGATTCCGACAGGCGGACCCGTACGAGTACTACCGGGACGACGCCCTCCGCACGATCAGGGAAGAGATGGCGAAGATCTGATGATCGAATCGGCAAACCAGGGAGCACCCGCGGCGCGCAAGGGCTGGATCACCGAGACGATGGAAGCCGGCGCCGCCGAGCAGCGGCTGCTTTCCGAGATCCGCATGCACCAGGCCCGGGTCGAGGCCCGCCACGATCTGTTCAAGAAGCGCATCGGGACCGTGTTCTCGGCGTCTGTGGTCGCAGCCGTCATGTTCGGCCTGTTCGTGGGTTGCCTGGCGGCGTGGAACGCGGTCGTCGGATGACCGTGCAGCCGCAACAGGCGCCACCCCGGCAGCGCCGGGCACAGGGCCTGTCGTTCCTGGTGCACGGGCACGCGAAGGCGGGAAAGGCCCTGGCCCTCGACACACCGTTGCCGACACCGGACGGATGGACCACCATCGGTGATGTCCGGCCCGGCGACCTCCTGTTCAACGATCACGGCGAGCTGACGCGGGTGGTGGCCGTGTCCCCGGTGTGGTTTGGTCGCCCGTGTCGTGAGGTTCGTCTTCGCGGAGAGTCGATCATCGCCGATGTGGGCCATGTATGGAAGATGTCGAATAGCGACAACACCCCCGGGCAGTGGCGACTGGGGGAGACAGACGACCTTGTATCCGCAGGACGCCGGGCTCTGCCGTGGACACCGTGCCTGCGTCTTGCCGACATCGACCTTCCAGTGCACCCGTACGTCCTGGGCGCATGGCTCGGGGACGGAAGCACCGACCAACCGCTGATCCACGGCAGTGATCTCAAGATGCCGGTTCTACTGCGTTGTCTGGAGCTGTGGGGATCTGGCGAGATCCGCGAACGCAACGGTCATCCGGTGCTGTTCCTTCCGAAGCTCATCCCGGCCATGCGTGCTGCGGGCGCCGTGCTTGATGATCACAAGCACGTGCCCTCGCAGTACCTGCGCGCAGGGGACGAACAGCGTCGTGAGCTACTCGCCGGGCTGCTCGACACGGACGGATACGTCGTCCCCAAGATGGTGACGTTCACGAACACGAACATGCCTGTCGTAGAGGCGGTCTGCGAATTGGCGCACACTCTGGGTATCCGTGCTGAGATCTTCGGGCCGAAGAAATCCTTTGCCAGTGCGGATGGCGTCAGGACTCAAGGTCTTGACCATTACGATGTCAATCTGCGTGGCGTTGAGCGCAGACACGGGATCACGCACCGCCCTGACAGCCTGTCGAAGATTCCGGAGAAGAGGGTCAAGAGATTCGACCGGATTTACGTGCAGGCCGTTACGGAGACCAAGTCGGTTCCGGTCCGCTGTATCCAAGTCGACGACCTCCACGGCATGTTCCTGGCCGGTCGATCAATGGTCCCCACACACAACTCCACCTTCGCCGACTCCGGTCCCGTTCCGCGCGTCGTGCTCGACGTCGAGGGCTCGTCGTACTGGACGCCGTCCCGGAAGATCTACTGGGATCCGATGCGCCAGCCCGCGCCGCAGCCCGACGGGTCCTGGGACACGGCCATCGTGCTGGTGCGCGAGGCGCGCACCGTCATGGAGGTCTACCGGGTCCTGAACTCCGGCCAGCACCCGTTCAACTCGGGGGCGATGGACTCGGTGACCGAGGTGCAGCAGCGCGTCATCGACGACCTGGCCCGCGGCCAGCAGATGGACCGCCAGAAGTGGGGCGATCTGCTGCGCCAGGTCAACGCCATGGTCCGCGCCTACCGCGATCTGATCACGCATCCGGTCCGGCCGCTGTGGTCCATGACCTTCGTGGCTGGCACGCACCAGAAGGACGGCCGCTGGCGCCCGATGCTCCAGGGCCAGGCGCAGGACTACCTGCCGTACTACGTGGACGTGCTCGGATATCTGGACGCGCGGACCGACGGCCTGCGCCAGATGCTGATCGGCCCCAACCCGTCGTTCGAGACCGGCGAGCGCCTGGGAGGCCGCCTGCCGTACGTCATGCAGATCGGGGACGCCTCCCACCCCGGCTACACCATCGAGAGCATGCTCGCGCAAGTCCTCCAGGGAAGAGGGAACTAACTCATGGGTCAGTACGATTTCGCATCGCTGTACGGGAAGGCGGACTCCTCGATCTTCGTCTACGAAGAGCCGGAGGTCGACGCCGTGGTCGAGTCCAGCACGTGGGGCCGCACCAAGGACGGCAGCAAGGGCCAGTGGGACGTCCGGTTCCGCGTGACGACCGGCCCGAACGCCGGGCGTGCGCAGATCAAGTTCCCGATGACGGTCACGACCGACGGTCCGAACGCCGCGCAGTCGCTCGGGATCATGTTCCGGCACCTGGAGAACATGGGCATCCCGGCCGAGTGGGTCAAGACCAACCCGCCGGAGGAGCAGATCGCCCAGGCCATGGTCGGCAAGCCGGTATTTCTGAAGATCAAGGTCGAAGAGTTCGAGGGCGTGCAGCGCAACAAGGTGCGCGACGTGCGCCCGCCGCGCCCCGGAGCCCCGACCACGTGGCCGCAGCACCAGGCACCGCAGGCGGCCGCCTACGGGCAGCAGCCGTACGGCCAGCCCGCGATGCCGGGCGCCCCGGCCCCGTACGGGCAGATCTCCGCGCAGGCGGCCTACGGCGAACAGCCGGTGCATCCCGGCCAGCCGACGTTCCAGCAGCCGCAGTACGGCCAGCCGCAGGCACCGCAGCAGCCGTTCCCGCCGCAGCCCGGGGTGCCGCCGTACGCGCAGCCGCAGGCCGGCGCACAGGCGCCGTGGGCAGCGCAGCCGCAGCAGCCCGCGCAGCTCCAGCCGGAGTCGCCGACGGCGCCGTACGGACAGCCCCAGCAGCCCGGCGACCCGTGGCAGACCCCGGCGTGGGCGCAGCCGCAGGCGCCCGCTCCGGATGTGCAGGGCGCGCCGCCGTGGGCCAGCCAGCCGCAGGCCCCGGCCGCGGTCAACGGATCGGCCCCGTCGCCTTTCACGGCGCCGCAGGCCCCGGCGCAGACGCCGGGAGCTCCGTGGGCCAGCCAGCCGCAGGTCGAGCAGCAGACCGGCCAGCAGGGTCCGCCTCCCCCGCCCTGGGCGCAGTAGGCGAACAGTCTCCCGGCCGCACGGCGCACCCTGGCCAACCCCCACCTCCAGGGTGCCCGCACGCCGTGCGGCCGGGTCCGCAATCACCCGGCCGCATGACGAATTCAGAGAGATCTTTTGTCTCCGGTTGAATCTCTCGTCCCCACACGTCATGCGGCCGGGCGCCTCCAGCTCCTGGCGGTCCCAGCGCTGGAGGCCGTGTCCGTCCGGCGGTAGTCTGTAGTTGTCCGCAGGGTCGTCGCTGTGCGGCGGCCCTGCTCTCACGTAGAAGAGGAGACCGTTATGCCGGCTGGCAGCCTGTCGGAGGTTCGCGACGGCACGGCCGGGTTCCAGGGCGTGGCGAGCATCCTGTCCGACCGCTACGGCATCGACCCGCCGCTCGACCGGCGCCGGATCTACGACTGGTGGCACCGCGGCACGCTGAACGCGGCCGGCGTCCCCTTTCCGAACTCCGTGGGCACGACGGTCAAGTCGAAGGGATCCAAGCGCAGGTACCAGTGGTTCGACATCGAGGAGGTCGACGCGTGGATCCGCGCGGGCGTGCCCGGGTGGCGCCGGAAGGGTTGGGTCTACCCGGCCGCCGGGGAACCTGCTAAGCTGTAGTTGTCAGCAGTTGGGCGGCCGAAGGGCCGATCCGTGAAGATCAGGGAAGAGACACCGACCATGAAGTACAGCGACATCGCCCGCAGCGTGTGCGCTCCGCGGGACCGCATGGCCAAGGCTCCCGCCAGGGGGCGACGCACCGGCTCGCGTTCGGTCGCCAGGCGCCGCGAGGTGCTGGTGCGCACCGTGGGCCGACGCAACGTCGAAGCAGGCGTCGTCTCCGTCGCGGACAGGCTCGCCGCCCGCGGCGCGGATTTCGAGCTCGAGCGCCGCTACGCCAGCCCGGTGGGCCGCAAGGTGGCGCAGGCGTGGCGTGCGCGGACCGGATCCGAGCCCGAGCTGGCCGCCGTGGCCTCGGCCGGGCACTGCGGGCGCTCCAGGATCGTTCCCGTGTTCGGGTACAGCCCGCGCGACCTGTCCGTCATCGACGACGTGATCGACGGCTACGAGACGGCCGATCCGAACTCGCCCGTCAAGGGCCGCAGGGCCCCGCGTGTCCGCCTGGTCGACCTGGCCGGGATCGTATGATCTACCCGGGCATGCTCCGCCGCCAGTCTGGGATCGAGGTGACAGTGATGCGAAGCTCGTCCGACGATCTGGAGTCCGCCGTCCGAAGACGACTGTCCGCACCCAGACAGGCACAGATTCATGATCCCGGTCATGCCGGGGACTGCACCAGGAGCGACGACATCACCCCCGCATGGCAGAACGGATATACCTACGCGCAGCGGCTGCACACGCAGCACGGGTACGATCCTGCCCAGATCAGAGACGCGGCCAACGCCTACGAACGCGGCACGTACGGGCTCCCGGCGGAGCGCGCAGACTACGACGACGGCGTATCGGCGTACCTGTACCTGACCTTCACCAGGCGCAGGACACCGTGATACCGCCCTGCCTGCGCACCCGGTACCGGAAGCACGTCGACATCCGCCCGGCCCTGGGCGTCGACCTGGAGTCGGCGGACGGCCGCGTCGACTTCGTCGCCGTGGACGACGCGCTGCACGGCCGTCCGGTGCCGCTCAACCGCTACGAGATGGACGAGGTCTGCCGGGTCCTGCACCGGCTGAGCACGGAGTATCACTCAGGCGTGCTGTCCATGGGCAGAGCGGATGACGAGAGCTCGCCGTTCGCCATCGTCAAGGCTCTGCTGATCGAGGCCTACGGTCCGGAGTTCGAAAAGCGGTATCTGCTGTACCGGAACAAGGTCAATGTTCGGAAGAAGCGCGCCACGGCCAAGGGTGTCCCGCCACGTCCCACGCCAGCGGCTGATCCGCGGACGGACGTGGCATGCTCGCCTTAGCGAGCGCATGGAAGGGTGCTCACCCCGGATAGCGGCTCCCGTCGGCAAGCGGGAGCCGCACTGTGCTTACAGCCTGCGCACGTATCCGTGGCTCTCCAGCTCGGCAGCGCTCAGGCCTTCCAGGTGCACGGCGTCCCCCGGCTTGCGCTCGGCGCTGTCGATCACGACCGTGCGCAGCACCTCGTGCGTCATGTCCTCGGGCTCGGGTCGGTGTCCGGGGTTGGACACGGACTGGATGTCGGGGGAGTCGGCGGGCCGCTCGGTCTCGACCTGCGCGTGCTTGCGGGGCTGTACGGCCTTGGTCGGCTCGGCCTTCTTCCGCGGGGTCTTGTCAGCCGCGGAACCCGCGGCCGCCGCGTCCTTCTTCGGTGTCACCATGCTGTCCTCCTGGAGCTGTCACGGGCATACAGCCGGTCAGCGGATCGGCCCGGGGGTCAATGCGCTCGGGCCGTTCTGCGGGCCGTGGGGGCTCCGGAGCTTCCCGGCCGAGCAGCTGGAGGACGCGCGCCACGCTCACCTGCTCCACGCCCTCGGAGACCAGGGTCTCCATCGCCGCCGCGGTTCGCTCGACCGCCCGACTGTCCTGTCTGCTCATGTGCCCGCCTTGTCCGTTTCAACTCGTGGGCAGGTTGTACCGATGCGCCAGCGTGACGAACGTCGGATCGGGCGCATGCTGCGTCCCGGGACATCCGAGGCGATGCCAGGCCACCCTGGCATCGGAGATGACCTGCACGCCGAGCGGCGCCTTTTTGGCGCTGGACGGAGCCGTGACCGGCGCGGCGCCCAGGTCGTCGTAGAACTGACACTGGGCGTGCTGCTGCGTGGTGAGGGTGTTGATGGACCTGGCGAACAGGTAGAACTCCCCCGCGTCGATCAGCAGGAAGACGACGATGAGGTACACCAGCGCCCGTTTGGCCCCGGAGGTTATCGGCCCCAGGCGTACGAGATCCCGGAGATGGCTAATCACCAGTGCCAGCCTTCGACGACGCTGCGGACGGCGCAGACGGCGGCACCGGCCCAAGAGGCGCGGATGGCGAACCAGGCCCATCCTCGGTGCCAGACGACTCCACCAGGATTTCCCGGATCTTGACGAAGGTGGACGGGAACGTCAGGCTCAGCCCGGCTCCGATGAGGTACGCGTTGGGTGACGCCGCCGCGACCTGGCTGCCGATCACTGCCAGGCCCGCCCCGGTAAGCAGGACGTCCCGCAGCAGTTCGCGCCATACGCGAGTCAGCCTGACCATCCATTCCACTGAAACCTCTGTCTTGGGTGCAGTTGACCGTTCTCAGTACACCTGCTGAACTCCCGCGAAGACCTTCGGGATCTCCGGCGACCCCTGGATCTGTGACCACACGTCGTAACTCTGGCCCGCCGTCAGAGTAACCGTTCCTCCCGGCCCCACCAGACACTGTGCCACCCAACCTCTGATCGTGGTACCGGAGAGCCAACTGGCCGGGTACCAGGTGACGGGCTGCGCGGGGGCGCTCGTGTTCCCGCTGGACACCGGAAACGCCATCTGCACCACGAGCGGAGCGGCCGTCGGGTCGATGAACGTGCCCGCCAGGTGGGACGTCCACAGGACATTGATCTCTTGCAGGCTGATCGCCGCGATCGGCGTGAATCCGGTCATCAGCATCGCCTTCCACCTGGCCTCGACGGGCTCGATCGTCCACCGCTGAACTGGCTCTATTGTCCACCTACCCGCAACAGCCGCCGCCGACCACCGCTGGCGCTGCGACTCCGCTCGCCATCTACCGGGCAACGCACCGGCACGCCACGCGGCCGTGCCGGTGTTGCCCGGTGGCGGCACGAACAGCGCATCCGCCCCGGACGCGGCGTCGGCCACGCCGAAGGCGACCACGACGGTGTCGGACCCGCTGCCGGAGTCGGCCAGCAGCACTACGGCGGCGCCCATCGCGAGCACGTCGGACCCGGAGCCCGCGTCGGAGACCGCGACCGCGGACACGAGCACGGACGCACCCGACCCCGTGTCCGCGACGGACACCGACAGCGCGACGACGTCCGCCCCCGCGGCCGCGTCTGCGAGCCCGACCGCCAGGGAGGCGAGTTCCGCCCCGGCCCCCGTGTCGGCCAGTGCCACGGCGGATGATACGGCGTCGGACGCCCCTCCAGTGTCGGACAGCTGAAGGGCGGCGTACACCGCGTCTACGGCCGCTCCCACATCACTGAGCAACGCGGTGGCGGCCAGTGCGTCCGACCCGGCCCCGGACTCGGACAGGGCGGCCGCCATGCCCGCTGTGTCCGATCCCGTCGCAGTCTCTGCCAGTGGCACGGCCACTGTCGCGATGTCCGATCCGGCGCCCGAGTCGGACAGTGCGATCATCGTGGTGGACGCGATCGATTCAGCGTCTGCGCCGGATCCGGCATCGGCCAGGGCTGTCGCGACGCCCGGGGTGTCGGCGCCCGAGCCCGCGTCAGCCAGGAAGGCTGTGACGGCGGGGGCGTCCGCCCCTGTTCCAGAGTCGCTGATCAGCACCGTGAGCATGCCGATGCCGTCGGACGCCGTGCCCGTGTCCGCGGCCGGGATGGTGACTGACGCCGTGTCCGATCCAGAACCCGTCTCCACCAGCGTGAAAGCGGCTGTGACCGTTGCAGTGTCCGCCCCCGCGGCCGCGTCGTTGGCCGGAACGGCGACCGCGAGGATGTCCGTTCCGGTGCCGCCGTCCGGCAGTGTCACCGTGATCGAGGCGGTTAGGGTGTCCGTGCCCGATGCGGTGTCCGGCAGCGCGGCCGCGACCTTGGCGGAGTCAGATCCGGCGCCCGCATCGGTCAACGCGGCTGCGTTCGAGATCGTGTCCGCCGCGGTTCCGGAGTCCGCCAGGGCCGTGGCGACTGCGGCGACGTCTGCGGCGGTCCCGGGGTCGGACAGCGCAATGGCGACAGCCGCCGCGTCGGACCCGGACCCGCTGTCCGGCAGCGGGACCGTCGCGGTGACCGAGGCGGTGTCGCTCGCGGCGGCGGGGTCCGCGAGCGGGACCGTGACGGCGGGGGTGTCTGTCGCAGCGCCTGCATCCGCGAGGAGCGCCGTCAATGCCAGCGTGTCCGCCGCGGCGCCCGCGTCCGGGGCGGAGACGGCCGGGAGCACGCTGTCGGAGCCTGTGCCCGTATCCGTCAGGGCCGTGGCGCTGGACACGGTGTCCGAGCTGGCTGCGACGTCTGCCAAGGGCACGGCGACCGCGAGGGTGTCAGACCCAGTGCCCGAGTCCGCCAAGGGCACGGACACGACCGGTATCGAGGTCGAGAACCGCTGCGGCGGACGGCGCTGGGCCATCGGGCCCGTCATCCGCAGGACGGGGCGCGGCAGAATCCACACGCCCGAGGGGGGCGGCCCGTCGCTGAACACGGCGGCGATCGTGTTCGACGTCCCGGCCGCCTGGGTCATCGTGGGTGACGCGGTCGCGGTGATCGCCGTGTTGTAGATCTCCGGGTTTCCGGCGACGTCGTTGTTGGCCGTGAATCCGGAGGACGGGCTGCTCGCCGCGCTCAGCACCCGGGCGTGGCCCCAGTACAGCTCGCCGGTGACCAAGTTCTTGGTGGGGGTCACGAAGGGGAACTGGACGGTGGTCGAGGACGCGTTGGACAGGGCACCGATGGCGTCCAGCGACCACTGCGGCGAACCCAGGGAGGACTGGAACGGGTGCGCGACGATGTCGATGCCCGTGCTGGTGACGCTGCCGGAGTACGTGAAGTTGATGATGTCGGCGCCGGAGGCGGACATGACGCCGTAGTAGATGTACTCGTTGGAGCTGGTGCCGTCCAGGAACGGCCCCGCCGCCAAGTTCCATGAGGCGTGGGAGCTCGTCACGGTGGACACGGTGATGCTGGAGCTCTTGACGACGATCCACAGCACCCACAGATTGCCTGCCGCCGTGCCCGAGCTCGTCACAGTCAGGGATGTGAGGCCGGTCCCGCTGTTGGAGGTCAGCGCGGCGGCGGACGTGATGGTCATGCCGTCGCCTCCGATCCTCCTGTCAGGTCAGTTGAGCCCGAAGACGAGCATTTGGATCACTTGGATCGAGTTCGACGACGACGACGCCGAGCACGCCACGTTGAAGTTGAAGAAGTTCTGGATCGTGGGGTCGAACGTGGAAAAGGTGCCCGGCTGCGTTGCGGCGCCCCACAGCTCATAGGTGAACGGAGATGCCAGTCCGGCGGGGCTGTCGATCATTCCTGCGCCGGTTCCGGAGGACGCGGCGCCCGTGCCCGCCGGGTCCTTGAAGATGACCGACCCCTCGAACTCCCAGCCCTTGTTCGTGACCGACGACGCGGTGGTCAGCGCCGCCGATCCGAGCAGGATCGCGGCCGACGTGCTGCCGATCGAGCCTGAGCGCAGGGTGAACGTGTAGGTCGGCGTTCCAGTGCTCGACAGGATGCCGCGGACGATGAAGTGCAGGCCGATGCGCGACTTGCTGATGAATCCGGCCGGGATGTTCGCGGCCAGGCCGCCCATGCCGGTCTGGTCGTTGATCGTGACCTCGGAGGTGAAAGTGTTCTTCGCCGTTCCGGGGTTGTCGCTGGCGTAGATCAGCTCTGTGTTGGATCCGCTCAGGAAGGACATGTGCGGGCCTTCCTAGGTGAAGCTCAGCGTGACCGTGACGGTCCACGTGGTGCTCGCGCCCTTGGTGCCGGGCGTGGCCAGGCCGTGGTTGACCATGTCGGCGACCGCGGTCACGGTGTTCGTGCCCGCGCTCGACGTGCCCGCGTCCACGGCGAACTCCTGCCAGGCGGCCCCGGTCCCGAAGGCGGAGGTGAAGCTGGCCGTGAACGCGACGGTGGCAGGCGAGCTGGCATCGGAGATCGTCGGGGCCGCGCCGCACAGCACCCAGTTGCCGGTGCCGGTCAGGCCGGTGACCGACGTGAGCGCGGTGTCGCCGTACGCGGGTGTGGTTGACCCGGTCCCGATGCCGATGCGGCCGACGGTGGCGGAGAACTGCGTGTTGTGCGTGCCGCCGTTCCAGTTCGCGGCCAGCAGGCAGTGGTCCCACCCCGCCTTGGTGATCAGGTTGCAGTCGTCCCGGGTGTACACGTCGGACGGCGCGACGTTGAACTCCTGGAAGCTGCTCTGGGGCAGTGCCAGGCCGGGCACGTCCTCCAGCCGGTCCGCGCCCAGGTGCCCGAACAGCTTCCGGGTCACCCAGTGGCTCTGGTCGGCGTCGAACTTCTCGATGCGGATGCTGCCGGTCTCCCGGCCGCCGTCCGTCAGCACGGCGCCGACGCCCATCCCGTCGCCTGCCATGCCCCGGTCAATCGCCATCACTGCCTCCTCGTGATTCCTACGGTCATTGTGCTCTTGGTGTCCCTGTTGCGACAGCGCCGCCTAGTCGAAGACGGGTGGATCGGCGGTGAGGTCCGGATCTGATGTGGTCTTGTTGTTGACAACCTTCTGGACGTAATAGCTGCTTCCCTCGGGCCATGTCAGGCTGTTCAATGCGGCGGCGATGGACAGAGCGAACTCGTCTGTCCATTGGTCCCCGAATTCACCCGAACTGAAGGTTCCGAATGCCATTCCGTACGGGCCGTTGATGGACACCAGGTAAGTAGTGTCAACTTCTTCACTGGACATATTGATTCCTCATTGATCGATAACCAGTATGTTAAATCCGCTGTGAGTGGCGTTGATTTGGCCTGCTGCACTGGACGTGGCGTATAGCGCCACTGCGTACGAACCAGCTGTGATGCCTGTGAGTGTATAGGTCTGCCCTACGGTGCCGCGCTGGCCTGCTGCGGTGGCCACGAAGACAGCTTGTGCCGACTGGTCCACCCCATTCCAGTAAAAGTGGCCGGTCATGCTGGTGGCGGCACCCGCCTGCATATCGAAGGTGGTCACGACGTGTACGGTGGCATTGGATCCGGTGATTACGATGGTGCCAGTGGCTCCGTTGAGGATCGTAGGCGTATTGCCCGGATTCGAGCGAGTGCTGGTGCACCGTGCGCTATACGCGCGCACCATCCCCAACGTATTGCTCCCGGAGTCGGTCCAGGTGGGCGTGCTGTTGAGTGATCCGAGAGTGCCGACGACGGATCCGGCACCGAAGGCCAGCAACCCGTTTTGCAGGGCAGCCCAGTAGTCGTAGGTGGTCGCCGTGGGTGACGGATAGTGATACGTGGCCAGGCCGGAGTGCAGCGGAATCCCGTTCGGATCGTTCTGCGCCGGGTAGACCGCGCTGAAGGCCACCTGCGGGTTGGCTCCCGATTTGGCTGTGAGCATGTCCGTTGAGGTGAGTGCGGCCGTCGGGCCGATGTTCACCTTGGCCGACAGCGACTCGGCGTCGGACAGAGCGGCGGCGCCGTAGACGGTGATGGCCGTGGGGCCCTGGTAGAACTCGGTGAACACCGACGGGGCGTTCTGCGTCGGGGACCAGGAGAACGTCACCGTGTGGTCGTAGCCCGGCAGCCCATAACCCGCCAGATTGCCGCGGATGGTGGTCAGCGTGGACAGGCCACTGACCGACGTTCCGCTGGAGGTATTGGCGCCGCCGACGACCAGGCCGCCTGCCAGCGCGCTCAACGCCAGGGACGTGCTGGTGCCGTTCGTGCTCTGTCGAACCGGGAACGAGGTCTGCGCGCCGCTGTACACGGACACGCAGACCGTCAGCTCGCTCGCGGTCGGGATGTTGACCGTGACCGACGACATGGAATGGCCGGCGTTGCTGTACGCGATGAACATCCCGGAGCCGCCGGTGTACTCGGCCATGTTGCTGGAGTAGTTGCTCGGGATGGCGTAGGTGTTGCCGCCGTTGTCCGTGATGGAGCTCACCGGCGTGCTCGACGACCCGCCGGACGGGAACCCCTCGACCACGATCAGCTGTCCCGCCGACGCGCTGATGGACAGCGTCATCGAGGACACCGAGCCGGTGGAGACCCGGTTGTACGTGGACCGGACGAAGGACACGCTCACGGCAGGTCTCCCTTAGATCTGCACGGTGACGGCCCCGGTGGACACCGTGAAGGTGTTCCCGTTCGCCACGGAGATCGGCTGACCGGTCCAGGTGCCGAACCACCAGCGGACCGGTGTGCCCGCCGAGTCCCAGATCTCGATGCCGACGATGGACCACGTCGATCCAGACGCGTTGGTCCACGAGATGGTGGACGTGGGCCCGGTCGTCGAGTTCGAGGACGTCGTGTTGAAGGAGACGGCCGTGCCGCCCGCGGTATACCCGGACCCGGAGAGCTCAGTGCCTGCCGTCGTGGCCGTCGGCGCCGTGGTCGTCAGCCGGATCTTGGCCGACCCGGAGAACGCGGTCAGGGTCGCCACCCCGAGCGACGCCTTCAGCAGGGCCGCGGCCTGTATCGTCGTCAGTGCGGCCATCGAGGCCTTCCTTTCCCGCGAGCGTCAGGGTGATGGGCGGAGCGATGATCTCTGTCACTGGCTGTATCCGATCAGTGCGCCCTGGGAGGGCTGGATGATGAGGTCCGCTCCCAGGATGGTCCCGTTGTTGGTCACCGCGATGCCGGCCGGGTAGCTGTTTCCATAGTCGTCGATGCCCGGCTCGCCCGCGATCGAGACGAACAGCGTGCCGGGGCCCGCCGCTCCGTCGTAGACGAGGATCTGTCCCTGAGAGCCCGCCACGGTCAGGGTACCGGTGGTGATGTCCATGGCGTCGATCGCCCCGGCCGCGATCAGACCGGCCACGATGGCGTCGGCGGCGATGGCGTTGGCCGTCACGGCCCCTGTCTGAATGGCGCCCGGGTACACGGCCCCGGCAGCCAGCTCGGTGGCGGTGACCGAGGCGGCGCCGAGCTGCGCGGCTGTGATCGTGTCGTTGGCGATCTGCTGCGCCGTGACGGCCAGGTCGGCCAGGGCGGTGCCCGCGAGCGTCCCGTCGAGGATGTTGGATCCGTCCACGGCGCCCCAGCTCGGGCTGACGGTGAGCCCGGCCGAGTAGGTGTTGCCGTACGCGTCGGTGCCCGCCTGCGCGGCTATGGAGACGACCAGGTTGCCGAAGTTCGGCACGCCGTCGTAGACGAAAACGCCGTTGCCCGTGCCCGAGGCGCCCACTTCGAGCGTGGCCGTGTCGATCGTGGTGCCGTCGATGATCCCGGCGACGACTGTGCCCGCCGCGATTTGCACGGCGGTGATCGTCCCGGTCTGGATCAAGCCGCCGGGCACTTGCGGGAGTGCGGTGATGGCCTGGCCGTACATGGTGTACGTGCTGGACTGCGCGTCCGTGGAGAACACCGGCCCGGCGCTGTCGATGCCGGACGACGGCGCGGTGATGACCGCCGTCAGCTGCGTCCAGGTGTTCGGTGTGATCGGGAGCGTCTGGGTGACGTCGGCGACCCAGGACCCGGCCAGCAGGAAGGACAGGCCGAGGTCCACCGCGGTGCCCGGCGTGTAGAACAGCCCGGTCACCATGTACTGCTGTCCGGCCAGGGCCGGGAACGCGGGAGGTCCCTGCTCGGACGCGGTCCCTGTGCCGGTGCTGCTGGAGACCAGCTTCAGCGCGTAGGCGTAGGGGGATCCGGACGGCTGGGTGTTCACGACGCTGACGGTGCCGACCGGGCTGCCGCCCGCGATCCACCCGGTCCCGTCCCCTCCGGTCAGGTACGGGTTCGCGTTCAGCACGCCGATGTATCCGATGGCGCTGGCGGTGACCGGGGAGACCAGGACGGTCGAGGGGACGCCGGACGTCTGCGTGCTCGGCGTGCTCTTGACGCCGGACGTGTTGGCGGCGACCAGCACGGTGTAGTACGTGGTGCCGAACGACAGGGGTGCCAGGGTCACCTGTCCGGCCTTGAGCAGGACTCCGCGGAGCGTGGCGCTGCTCGGGGTGAAGCCGGAGGACGTGGACAGGTGCACTTCGACGTCGGAGAAGTCGAGGGGCTGGGCCGCCCCCGCGGCGAAGGTGCCGTCCCATGCGATGGTCAGTCCGGCGGGGGTCGAGGTCACGGTCGGGGTCGAGGGCGCGGGCGGGGCCGGCCCGTTCTGGTCGACGGAGGTGACGGTTCCGTCGGGTTGCAGCCCGATGATCTGCCGGACCGTCCCGCCGCTGATCACGGTGAGAAATCCGTCGTCGATGCTGGACCGGCCGAGCTGGCTCTGCGTCTGGGCCTGCCGCAGCAGCTTCACGTTCTGCTGTAGCTGCACCACCTGCCTGGACAGGGAGGCGACGGTCTTGGCCAGGTCGCTCTCGATCATGTCGTCACCGTGGTTCCGGACGGGTCGTACGTGAACGAGTCGCTGCGCGCCAGGGTGAGCGTGCCGGTGCGCGTGTCCGGGTTGTAGGTGTACGACGTGACGCGGTGCCAGATGTCCTGCCCGGCCATCCACCCGTTGCGCACCGAGATGAGGATGTCGTCGCCCTGGGCGAAGCTGCCGAGCGGCGCGTTCGGGTGGTTGCGCCAGGTGCAGCTGGAGATCTCCCCGGCCAGCGGCGCCTGCAGCGTCGTCAGCGCCCGCTGCGCCAGGGACGTCATCTGGTCGGCCCCGTTGATCGTCTGGTTCACGACCGACCCGCACCGGCGCAGCCGGTTCGTGTCCGGCGCACCCACGGACACCCGGATCGAGGTGGACCCGGTCCCCGCGCCGATCCCCAGCACCTCGTTGGCGTACTTCGTCCCGTCGCGGGACACGTCGACCAGGGCTGTGATGTTCTCGCCCTCGACGAACCGCAGGTTCAGCTGGCGCGTGCCGACCCTGGGGTATCCGAGGACGAGCCGGTGCGAGACGGTGTTCTGCGACGAGTCGGCCCACGCGTGCGACTCGGACATGTCGAACGGGGCGGTCTGCGCCAGGTTGGACAGCTCCTGCCCGCAGTCGGTGGCGTTGTACCAGGCCAGTACGTACGGGGTCAGCCCCGTGATCACGTACACGCCCTTGGGGATGACCGCGGTCGAGGACAGCGTCTGGTAGGTGAATCCGTTGGCCTGCCGGTTGGCCAGGGTGTTGAGCGCCTGCAGCTGCGCCACGGTCAGGTTGACCACGTTGCCGATCTGCGTGAGGGTCATGCTTCCGGTCGCGATGATGTACGCGGCCTTGCCGACGCGGGCGTTGCTGGCCGTGGCATCCACGGTGATCCCGAGGTTGCCGTTGGGCTGCGACTGCAGGTACGACCAGATGTACCGGGTCACGTCCAGCGGGTCGACGGCGTTCTGCGAGTACACGGCGCCGTTGTAGATGTTTCCGTTCGGGTATCCGCGGAATCCGAGGCAGTTCAGCGTCCACCCGGGACCGGTGAAGTCGGAGTCGACCAGGATGCCGCCCCAGCGGATGACGCCGGACTCGACCGCGTAGATCGCGGTGGACCACTCGTCGAACAGCGGCCTCCCGTCGGACGCGATCCGCTGCTTGTCCTGCGGGGTGATCGTGCCCTGGAACTGGTCGGTGGCCAGGTCCCAGGTCATCGTGACGGACGACATCTGCGCACCGACCCGGTCCAGCCAGGTGCCGTCGAGGATGCGCTGGGCGATGTACTGCCACCGTTCGGCCATCTATTGCGGGGCTTCCAAGAAGTAGCAGGTCAGGGTCAGCGTGCTCCATGTGTTGACCGTCATCGAGCCCTGCACGTTGGCGATGTTGGCGATGCGCGCCTGCGGCTGCACCGTCACGGTCTGGCCCTGGAGCGAGGACACGTTGATGTTGTCGCCGAGCATCCCGGTGGCCAGGAACCCGGTGTTGCCCGCGCCGTTGCCGGGGTCGCCGATGCCCCCGGGCTGCGAGGTGATGGAGGACCCGACCTTGAGCTGGATCGCGACGGAGATGCCGTAGGTGGTGCCGCCGACCGCCGCGGCCGTGACCATGAACATGACGCGCATCGTCACGGCCCAGCTCGGGATGGCGACGGCGGGGAACGCCGGCCCCCAGTTGCGATAGACGGTCTTGCTGTCGGTGCCTGCGACCATGGCGTCCGTCGCCGTGGGGGTCAGGACGTACAGGTCGGTCTCGCGGATCGGGTTGGCCAGCGCCCGCAGATCCGTGATCATCGCGTTGGTGATGGCGGACGTGCTGGCCGGGATGTCGATCCTCGCCAGGGGGATCCCGGTCGTGCCCGCCGGCACGGTCGTGGTGCTCCCGGAGACCCCGGAGACGTTCCGGGAGTAGATCAGGTTCTGGGTGGCCGGGTTCCACGTCCAGGGGGATCCGCTGAACGTGGGGTCCTCGACCCTTGCGATGATCAGGTCGGAGCGTGCGGATCCGCCGGTGGCGGCCACGGACACGGTGTCGGTGCCGTTGTTGAAGCCGTAGTAGCTGCCCTGCTGGCCGCCGGACAGCTCCTTCCCGGCGATGATGCACGAGCCGCCCGCCACATTGACCCCGGCGCCGGGCGTCGAGAACGCCGTCACCTTGAGGTCGGTGGGCGCCATGATCCCGGAGTTCTTCATGCTCGACGCGTACAGCTGCTGGCGCCACAGCGACGCGTCCAGCGTGTTCCCGTCGACCGCCCACAGGCCCTGTGTCCAGCTCACGGCACCGACCCTCCGATCATCTTGAAAGCGTTGCGCCAGGATACGGTGCAGCGAGAGTTGCCGGTCAGATCCTGCGAGGAGTAGGTGACCGGGATCAGCGCCCCGGCCGGGGCCATGAGGTCGTCGAGCGAGTTCCCGCGCACCGACCCGCTCAGCGACGCGCTGATCGCGGTGGACCCGTACGGGTCGGCGCCCAGGGACGAGGTGACGCCGACATACCGGTTCCACGGCACGGTGGAGATCACGGCCGTCTGGCTGGCGGTCAGCGAGGTCTGCAGCATCAGGGACACGGAGCTGCTCGGGTACACGATCGACGGGTTGGTGCACGGACCGGTGATCGTGATGACCGGCCAGGTGTCGGTCGTGCCGGAGTTCAGGATCGCGCTGCTGTAGTAGACACCCTTCGTGGCCACGACCGTGTCCACGTAGAAGGTGGTGGCCCCGGACGCGACGTAGCTGACGGACAGGGCGAGGTACGCGGCGCCGGCCGGTGCGGCTTGCAGGCCGCTGAGCTGGAGCCCCGTGCTGCCGGTCGTCGCGGTGCCCGTCGCGAAGGTGACCGGCGACCCGATGTTGCCCAGGGAGCTGTTGAGCCACTGCCCGAGCAGTGTCGCGGTGCCGCTGCCGGACCCGGCCCGCACGCGCGCACTGGCCGAGTACGTGATTCCGGCGACCACGGACAGCGCCGTGTACGCGGCGGACGCGGTGCCCGCGGCGGTCACCGTGGCCTTCATCGAGTGCGTGCCGGTGGCGGCCCAGTCGGTGGACGTGCCGAGCGAGGAGATCAGTGCCTGCGGGGTCCACAGGCCGGTCCACGGCAGCTCGAAGTCGGAGTCGGCTGCGGGGACCATGTTCCCCGCGGTCTGCACCGCGGCCAGGGCCACCGGAGGCGTGAGCGGGGGTGCGACGCCGCCGCCGGCGAACGCGTACGCGGTGCCCATGGTGAAGCTGTTGAGCACGTCCCCGTAGAAGACGTTGTCGGCGCACTCGAAGTCCGCGGTGAAGGGGATGTACCCCTGGCTGGCCAGTCCGAGGACGGGAACGAAGTTGCGCCCGCGCCCGTAGACGCGCCGGGTGACCGAGCTGCCCGGGTACATGACCCTCAAGGTGCTGACGGCTCCCGGCGACCAGCGCACGGACTTGCGGTCCCACGCCGCGGACAGCGCGTCGATCGCGTTCATCTGGGCCAGGCCCGTGTCGCCCTGGCTGAAGGCCTGGCCGGTGAACGAGATCACCATGCCGGACAGCACGTCGAACCCGAACCTGACCCCGTCGTTGTTGGTCAGTTGGGTGTCCTGGGTGACGGGGTTGCCCAAGTTGATCACCGTCTTGGCGATCGACACGGACTGGCCGCGGCCGAACACGAGGCCGTCGATGGAGTACTGCCCCGCGCTGAGGACGGGATCGCTCATGGTCCCACCACCGCCGCCTGGAGTTCGGCCGTGCGCATCGTTCGGGTGAGCTCGCGCAGCGCGTACGCGGTGTCCCCCGTGCCGTAGAACGCGGTCTGGTACGTGCCGATCATCGGCCGTGTACGGGCGACGGCGGCCAGGATCTGGTCGGCGCTCACCCGGGCCGTGCGGGGGCCGTAGGACGCCAGCGGGGTCACGCTGACGTGCTCCGCGCCCTTCTCTCCGACGCCGATGACGGTCGGGTGCGAGAAGATCGCGTCCAGGCCGTTGCCGTACCAGCCGAACGCCAGCTCGTGCCCCCACGCGGTTTCGGGGGTGCCGTAGCGGCCCAGGATGTAGTTGATCATCCATTTGATCTGCAGGGTGGGGTCCGCCATGCCCCCGGCGGACGGCGGCCACGCGCCCTTGTCCATCTTGGTGTACGGCAGCGCCTGCGGGATGCCGTACGCGGACGACGACGGGTTGTCGGCGTGCACGTTCCAGCCGGACTCGCCGGACCACAGCGGCTCGAGGCAGGACATCTGGTCGCTGGAGAAGCCGAACTGCGCCAGCATCGCGGCCGCGATCGTGTGCGGGTCCTGGGTGGTGAGGTCCTCGG